TCTGGAGCCTTCTGGTTTTATGGTTTGATGTACGAGAAGGCTCCAGATGCCTGCGAGATGTTACTGGAGGCGTTGAATATGCCGATGAAATGGTCACTGAACAATCTGATCATATACATAGAGCACCCACTATTCCGTGGAGCCGCTAACGGATACTGGTACCCGGAGAAGAGAGAGGTACACTGGAGGTCAGAGTAATGCTGCTCGATATACAGCTGAATCACTTTGGAAGAGGTTCGTGCACTATCAATCCCAGTCAACGACTCGTCAAAATAGGAATTGATCTGGCCTTGCAAGAGTGGATATTAAAACACACAGGACTGATGTATCCGAATCCGAAAACCTATGCCTTTCCGTCCTATGCCTCATATATGGAATACAGCATAGCCCACGTTATTGCGCACGAGGCTCTACATCAGGTTATCTACGATGAAGAAGGCTTTAGAGCCTGTAAAATGCTAGACAACGTTGACCAGTATGGAACCATGACGATGAGATACGGATATGAAGAGGACGTGTACTGGGGGATACAGTTTCGAAGAGTCCAATGGTGGAGGATATTCGACAATGATTTTGTGTTGAGGTATGACCTCCTGAAAAAATTTGATGAGGCTCAAAGTAGATTGCAGGATAGGTTTGATAGGCAGGTGGAATTAGATAAATAACGCAGAGAAGAATCACATCCTTTTAGGTATGGACTCCTGCCGATGGGATTCATTTACAATAGCAGATACACCGAACATAGACTCCCTAGGGAAGGCCATAAAGGTTCACTCGCCCGCAGGATGGACAGCGCCATCAATGTTTCATCTGCTGACAAATGCACCATATTTCGGAAATCCTCGAACGAGATTCGTCCCTACCGAAAAAGGGGTCATCTGGGTTCCAAAGACTATGGCTCAAAAGGGCTATCACAACGTCTTCTTTACCCCAAACCAAGTGATATACAAATACACTCATGCATTCCGACAGGGATTTCATGAAGTGGATTGGTACTGGGGAGAGTTCAAATATACGGCTAACCGTGACGTGGATAACGTAATTCGGGTCTTAAAAGAAGTAGAACAACCTAAATTCATACTAACCCTCTGTATGGCTACACACAAACCATTTGCATATAAAAAGGACCTTCCGAAAGAGTTTTTTGAGTCACCCACGCAAGGGATAGAATTTCAGGTTAGATCGATCGAGTCCTTAGATAAGGAATTCGGTAGGGTACTGGATGTAGCCGAGAACGCCATCATAACCGTGTATTCAGATCATGGAACGTTGTTTAAAGAGTTAGAGGGCTATGACGGACATGGTCAGTGGCTGATGCATCCCAAACTGTTCGAGGTGCCGTTCATCCGTGGTAAAGTTTAGCGGAGTATTCAGGTGTTATAAAAGACCTAACCTCACAGAGTTGTGCCTCCGAAGGATTATGGAGATGATGGAGCCGTATGACTTTGAACTCATTATGCTCTACGATGGTGACGACGAGAAATATATCAACCGTATGAAACGGTTCTGTGATTTCAGTCACATAGTTTCAAATCCAAATAAGAAATATACGTTGGGGGAGCAGACAAACAAGGCAGTTGACTTATGTAGTGGTAGATATTTCATGCACTTCGAAAACGACTACTATTGGGTTCATGGGTGTATGGAAGATGCGGTGGAGGCCATGAATTACGTGGATGTCGTTCGGTTGACGATGTTCCCCTTCAGCCGGAATAATTGTGAGAAGACCATGGGGAACATCGGGGTGTTTAAGGCAAATGTGGGTTACAGATTTAGTTTGAATCCACACCTTAGAAAAGAGAGATACCCTGTTGGTAGATTCTCACATACTGGAAGCTGGGTCGTCGAACCAGAGTATGTGGAGAGATTCAACAAGTCTGATAAGGTTGGAGGGTGTCTGTTGAAAAACAACTTTATCCATCTCGGCTTATATAATTCAAACGGACATTTCAGCCCAGGGCACACATCTTATTTCTTAGGATACAACTGGAGAAAACAACAAGATGAACTTGATCCCGTCAGAACATTCACCTCTATCTGTGACAACGAAGAGTATATAGAATTATTCGGGGAATATTTACGTAGTAGTGGTGGAGAGAAATGGTTGAACTAAACGGTAAGTTATTCGATGTAGAAAACATGACCACGCAACAGCGTGATAGAGGACTAGAGATAGTTCTGGAAAACTGTGGAGAACAAGCAGAGGTTGTCCTCTGTAGCCTCACAGGATCAAGAGCCTTCGGTTGGGGCGGGGACAGATACGATATGGACATCCATGGAGTGATCGCATCCCAAGGGCCTGGTTGGGACAATATGCATACCGGTAAGTTCGGTTACGACATCTCGATGTACAACTTCGACGTGTTCCTGATGGGTATGAGAGACCGGTGGATACTGTACGAGAATTTATCAAATCCAATCTTCATTCACAAAGACTTCGACTTCAAAGGATTCCTATCCTTCTGCTGCCCGTTCCATGTCAAGCACCAGATGGGCACCATAGAGATGGAGTTGCATACTTTGAGAAACAAGGAGACAATGCGAAAAGCCTTACACTGCTACCGACAGTTGGCCAATTCGCTGTGGTTCTTACAAACCGGTGAGGTACAGATTGATATAGGGAAAATTTATGAGAAATTCGAGATGGGTGAGTTTCCAAAGCTCTGTGAGTTTTACAAGGCGAGACAGTTAGGAGCTAAGTTAGACTGGCAGAAGATTTGGGCTGAACTGGGTGGATTGAAAGTTCAGATGGATCAACTGTTGGAAGAAAAACAAGACATATTTGATAAGGAGAGATTTGAGGAGTGGAAACAAGAAATGGTGGTGAAATTTATTGACTACAATATCAGGCGTCCTAACTTTTAGGAACTGCATCAAGACAGGGTATCCATTCCTGGAGGCCATCCTATCTGTCCTACCGATAGTAGATGAGTATCGGATAAATGACGGCGGATCAATCGATGGCACTAAAGAGTGGCTACAAAAACTGAAGGATGTATTCCCAGATAAGATCATACTTTACGACATGCAAGACTACCCATCAGATAGATGGGAGTGTGTTAGTGAGCAATATAATAAAATGATCGAGGACTCAACTGGAGACTGGATGTTTCAAGGTGACGCGGATGAGGTAATCCATGAGCAAGACATCGGCGCCCTCAAGGCTGTAATCGAAAACATCTCTGATGATGTGGATGTACTAAGGTTCCCAAGACGAGAAATTGGAGGATGGATGAGACTATCAGGTGCCGATAAACCATACCATCCATGTCGAGCGGTTAGAAACATTCCCGGGCTATACCAAAAATGGGAGAGCCACGGCGGCGATGAGTTCTTAGACGAAGCCGGATGGATAAAAGAGCCGCGAAGACAGAAAAGCGATGTAATGATTTGGCATTTATATACGGTTTTCCCGGGGAACAATATGGAGAAATGGAAAAATGACGCAACATACGTTGCAACCGGTGATGATCATAGAGTTAGGATATTCGAAGAACGTAAGAACAAGAGATGGTCTTCAGGTATAGATAGAGTCATCGTTAATCCAATTCCTAACTTACCGGCACTTGTGAAGGATATGGTGGGATGGGATAAATACAAGGTTAGAGGGACGCTTTTAGATATAGATTGGTTGAATTTTGTCACTGGTCTACGTTACGGTTAGACATCTGCATGTATAACAAAGGGTGGGCTGTTAGTATGTGGGGTATCGCTGAAAGGTGTGTTGCTGTGAACGTTCATGAACGGGAAGTTAACATGACTCGGATTATCAGCAAACGGAATGTTTGAGTGGTCGCCATGGGGCGGAAAGTTTACGTGCGATGGGTTATCGGCAAACGGAACGTTTGAGTGATCACCGTGAACTGGAAAGTTTATGTGGTTATCAGAGTAGAAGGGAGTATTTGAGTGATCACTATGAGCTGGGAAATTTACATGGCTGTCAGGATATGCTGGGGTATTTGAATGGCTATCCCTGAACGAGGTATTACTGAAGGGGCTATTTGAGTGGTCATTGTGAGCAGGAAAGTTTACGTGGCTATCACTATAGGTAGGAACGTTTGAGTGGTCACTATAGGCTGGAAAATTGACGTGACCAACATCTGAGTGGTTAGAGTGTGCCTGATCAGTAAATTCATCACTATGTGACGTATCAACATACGAGTGGTCAGAATGGCCTTGATCAGAAAACGCATTACTGTGTGCTGTGTTACTAAACGGTCTATCTGAATGATCGTTACTATGTGCCGTATCAGTAAACGGATGGTTACTATGAACTTGGTCAGAATAGTCATTACTATGTACTGTATCAGAGAAAGGATGGTTAGAGTGTACTTGGTCGATATATTCGTCACTATGGGGCGTATCTCCAAACGGTTGATTAGAGTGTACTTGGTCAGTATACTCATTACTGTGAGGATTATCTCCAAACGGTTGATTAGAGTGTACCTGAACTGGAACATTGCTATGAGGCAAATCTCCGAATGGACAGTCCTGATGCCCAGTTTCCCGTAGCAACCTGAAAGCCCTTGGCACTCCAGCCGTCGGCTGATAATCCCACGCACTGGCCGATGGATCCGCTCGGGGGACCGTATAAATGGAGTAAGTTGTTATATTCTTGTGAACACGGGGAACTCCACCAACTCCACCAACTTCCTCAGCTGGGAGGACTAAGCATATTTCACTATTCGCTGAGTTATAATGATCGCAGTCACTATGGCAGACATCTTGGTGAGGTGGGCCAGCAACGTCAGCAAATGGAATGTTGGAATGCACTACATCACCGTGATGGTGAATAAACAGACCGCGATACATAGTCGGCATTCAGTCTTCCCTCTAAAGGTCGTTCCTCAACCAGATGTCGCCACTCGCAAGAGCCGCAGGATCTGCACCAACAGATGGAATCCGGAGATTATCAGCCACCTGCACCTTATCGGGGAGCACCCATCCAGTCATGTAGGTGTACTGGGCCCCTCCGCCGGGAACAATGTAGATGTCGTCTCCTGCACCTGATGTGAGAAGAAGATCCTCTGCTGAGGCTAACTGAAGATAAGGATTAGCCCCGCCTATGCCGTAAACCCATCCACGGAAGACCCCCGCAGCATCATTGAAAAAGATGAAGGTTCCGTTGATTGTTATACCCAACGCATCAAGTATGACTGTACCGCCACCAGCGAGAATCTTTCCATCAGTGGCTTGGAAGAGTGCCTGTAATGCTCCAGCTGCACCCTTTCCTTTAATACCATTCCGAGTGATGATAACTCCAGGGTCCCCAATCCCATCCGTCCAAGAGACTCCATCAGAAGTTTTCATTATCTTACCTATCAGAGCGTCACCAGTGAGCAAGATGGTATCTATTACCCCAGCACCCAAGAAGTCAAGAGTTTTACTCCCTCCTCGGGTGAATACAGGGAATATAAATGGTTCTTGCCCAGCTGCAGTGGTCACCCTGGCAATTATTCCCACTGTATCTCCTACAGCATTGGCATATGTGTTAGTCAGTGTAACTCCAGCACCCGTAGTGAATATCGCCCAATAGGTGTTATCAAGAGCAAGTGTATGATCAGTTCCATTAGCAATGTTTTGAGTTGTTCCATCTGCAAACCAAACTGCAGGAGCAGCCCCCGTCCATTTAACTGCGTCAGTAACCGATACAATCATCTGCTCATCGTCAGTATTGTCCGCACCCGCAAGGGTGGTAGTTAAGGTGACTGATGCTCCTCCGCCTCCAACAGAATCTACTATTTTACCAGTACAATTATGTAACCATGGCGGCTCAGAGTTTTGAATTAATATCACATCTCCAGCGACGAAGTCTGAAAATGGTATCCCAGCAGATGCAGTGATTACAGCCTTCCCGGCACCATTATCAACATCAATATCAAGAGTCACAGTACTAGTAGCCACTACTCTGATGGCTTCAACTAGTACTGCACTATCAAATGGCTGTATACCTTTCTTTAGCTGTGTCGCGGATAGGGTTCCCGAGATGGTTGTCGCGGCAAAGTTGATCAGCGTCCACACGCCGGTCCACTCGTACCAGAGATCGTTAGTAGTGTCGTGCCACGTATCCCCGATAACTTCTCCGTTTGCAGGCGGTCCAGGAAAGGCCCGGTGCATGGTGATAGGGCCACGTACCCAAATCCCAGCGGTTTCATCCCACCGGTACCAGACGCCCTCATTGCCGTAGTAAACTCCCGGTACACCTACATCCGTCGTGAGGTGGTGCATGTCCTCGTTGACAGGGTCAGTTGGGAATGCGGCTCCCTCGGTGAACCCCATACGGTCGCCCGTCAAGATGTCCCCAAGGAAGAGATCCCAGTCATCCATAGAGCCCTTGAACCCACGGTTCTGGCGGCGGAGCTCAGCGAGCATAGCGGCGTTAGGGTCCGTCGACCTGATAACCCGGCCCGCATCAGCGTCAGTCGACACAAGATCGTAGGTCGTCCAGAAGTCGAATCCCCTAACATCAGACTTCTTTCTGAGGATGTGCTGAAGCCGGACGATGATGTACTTCGTTAGTGCGTCTACCCCATGCTGGGGTGCCCGTACATGTACATATTGAGCCGCGTACAGGGTATCCACCTGGCCCTTAGCGACGGCCTTGAACTTAACTAGGGGATACCGCTTCATGAGCAGCACCCGGTCGCCATATGCCTTCAGCTGGGGCATCGACCGGAGCTCGTTACGGTACTCAGGGTACATCCTGTCATCGTACAGGCCTCTGCTCCCTGCATCCGCTGTAGTGTATTTCGCCTCTAGGCTGGGGATCGTCCAGCCGTCGATCCACACTATCCCGTTCTCGGCGTGAGGGTACTTGAAACCCATCTGAACTACATTATTCCAGTTAAACGGTGCCACCGATCCGGCGGCGAAGGTCCAGTAGCCATTCATCTCGGCACCCGTGGCCCTGATCGGGTTACCGTCGTGGTCCCCAAGGGGGTACGTGATCACGCTCCACTTACCGGCGCCAATATTCCAGTCTGGAATGTCTTCGGTGATGCCTTTACTCCCAGCCCCAGACTTCCTCCGGATGAACACAATCTCCTTCCCACCATCATCTACCAGGAATGGTCTGAAGTTGAACCGATCTTCAGCATCTCTCTCGCCTTTGATAAGCACCTTCGCCTGACAGAAAGGGGACAGGTCAATGGAGCCGGTGTAGCCGTATAGTGTACCCGCGAAGTTCAGGTAGGCGCTTGAGGCGCCAGTACATGTCAACTCGATGCTGCCGAGGCCGTAGATGAAGTGGGTGGTAGTTTCGCTGGCGATAGCCCCGCCACCGCCGGCGGTCCAACCTGTGGGGTTCTCCTCGGTGTAGTGGTCCTTGACGTTTCCGGCGGAGATCTCAATGATGTTCCTAATATCCCCGCCCTCCTGCTCAAACTCGTCGAAGGAAAGCAGGTTGTTTGTGGGGTCCCCAACTAGGCTGATGAGGTCAACGGTGGAATCAATGGTGCCTGATGCGAAGATATGAAGCTCGTTAGCGTTGTCAATGTAGGAGTCGTATGCCATCAGGTCACATATCTCACGAACAGCGTCACAGAGGAAGGTTCTCTTTCCCTCATACTTGATGCTCGGGGTTCCACCTGGGTCTGCATATGTCCAGGGGTCGTTTGCTCCTCCAAACATGGAGAATATGTCGAGGAGTATCGCCCCCCCTGGCTGGGTTTTGTACTTCTTCGTGAAGTAAAGGTCAGCCCCATACCGACCGTAATCCGTGCCAGTTATTAGGAGTTCATTGGTATAGACTCCCTTCTCAGTCAGGTATGGCACCACGTCCTTAACCTTGCCCGCGAATATTGGAGCCCCATTGATGGCGAGGGCGATCGCGTCGTTTGAGGCGAATGTGCCGCCCCAGATGTCGGCCGGGTTCGCCAGCCTTATCTTGCAAGTGCCAATGTTGTTAACCTTGTTCTTCTGAACATCAGAATCCACCACATAGTTACTGACAACGTTCCCGCCTATCGTGCACGTCGTGTCAGTCATGGTAAGTTCTCATCTCCTATATCCCATGACATGATGGCTGGTTCCGAGGGTGAAACCGTGTATCTAACGTACAGTGCCCGCATGTAATCCTCTGCCGCCGCGAAGAAGTCTCCCTTAGACTTCTCAACAGACGCCTCCCAGTCAGTCACCCAGCCAGTCTGCTCCCGGCTCAACATCTCCCACTCATCATGCGTAAGATCAAGACCATCCCGGACCATGGTCTCATGGGCGCCTCGATCCCGAATGATCTGCTCCTCCATCCTTGCGAGCTTATCGACTAGGGTCATAATAACCTGCACGAGAAGCAGTGCCGCAGCGATTGGGCCAAGCCCTATGCCCCCCGCCTCTAGGGTGGTACCCAGTGCTTTAATCCTCTGTTGAAGCATGTTCGCCTCCCTGAGGAGGGGCAGCTGTGTGAGAACCGCCTTTGTGCTGGCGTCGAGTTTAGCTGTATCTACATCCATCTTCTTTATGCGTGTCATCGATGTGTCAAGTTTGCCGGTGAGTGCAGTTAACTCGGTGTCGTCAATCTGGATGTAGATTCTTTCAGTCATGTTACCACGCTCATCTTCTCTTTATGTAGCCTTCTCTCTAGGCATTCAAGTGGGTTCTGCCACGTCAATATACATCGACATGGGGCGTTGAAAAACCGGGAGGGATCACGTGCGTGAACCCGAGGATAAACGGTATAGTTACTTGCGTCAAGATTATAGTCAGGGAAGAAGGTGGGGATGGTGTCTCCTCTGAATGTTCTATCCCTCCCAAACGCCGCACAGACAGGGCACACCCTGAGGTCCTCCATTGTCTCGTAGATCCACACCTCGTCGGCCTGAAAGGCTGGCCATCCCTCAGCGGCGCGGAGCCGCACCGTTTTGCTGACGGTCAGAGCTTGTTGTTGGACGGCTTCGAGAGAGCCGCGGATAATCATCTCACTCATGCTTCAGGCCCCCACCAGAAGCCGGTGTACCCAGGCAGAGGGCGAGGCATAATCGAATCCATGAACTCTGTGATCTCATCCACCGTCTTCTCCATCGCCTCAGCAGCGGGGACGCCCAGGAGAAGAGGGACCTCCAGTTGATATTGAATAGCCTCATCTACGCGGCCTCGGGCAAGCAGAGCCGCCACCACATCCCTAAGCCTAGGCTTGGCCGATGGACTTGGTTCCGTATGAGATAAAGGTGTATTCAATCGTTTCTCTTCCTGTTGCTTCGTTGATCCTTCCCTCCTCACGCTTCGACATATAGGTCTTGGCGTGTTCATATGTCCAGGTCTCCACGGTCCCTGCTGTGTCGTCCATGGCGAAGTCTGCGAGGAAGTCGGTACCTGCCGCTGCCTGCGCCGCGATAATGTTCATCATGGAGTCGAAGACGTCCGTCTCAGAGTCCACCACCACGGTGAGCACACGGTACTTCTCATCCTGCTTCAACCCCACGCCCTGATACGTGTTAGGAACAAACTGCGGAGTCCTCCTCATCACAAAGTCCTCCTTGAAACTCAGGATGTTCACCGCATCGACCCCGCCTGTCCGCACGTTGTTGATCCTCTTGATCTTACCTACTCCCTGCGGTGCTCCCTCAGGAACAGGTATTACATCATTGGCTCTCAGCCTCTCCTGAAGGCAGATGAAAGTGAAGGTCACCGTCTGGTGTCGCTCGCCTGTCTCGTTGTTGAAATCAGAGGTCTCTCCGACACACCAGAGCACATTGGTATCTAGGGCTGAATAGGTGAATTTTGTGTAGGTGCCGTCATGTTCACGGACATGTACCACGAACCATTCAATGTCCGGGTTGGCTCCGTCCTCATCAATCGCCGGTAAGCCATCTGCGAGATCGACATGCTGGGTGTAAGCCCAATAATCCTCAGGAGTAGCAACGTTAGGATAATAGTTGGTGTCCAGACATAGCGTCAGCTCCCAGTACTTGTGGTTCTGATGAATCCCCGCAGGGTTCCAGGAATTAATCATACTAAGAGGGTCCACGAGGTCGCCGTCGGGGCTTATCACCTTCTCGGCGAAGTAGACCACATTGGTTATGGAACAGAAGTCGGCAGCCGTCCTCCCGATGTCCACCTGAAGAACCTTGTCATATTTCAGGTCAGCCATGTATTCTCATCTATTAAACTGAGGGCACCCTTAAAATATTATACTTTGCCTCATCACCTAAGCTTCCTTGTGTTCCACGACATACACAGATTCCCAGAGTTGGAGCCCGGCAAGCCAGCGGTCGTTGGCGCTCTCTTCTATGATTCTCAGGGTGTAGGCACCCACCTGGGCGTTCGCCGCGATGATTGCCCTCATAGCTGCCTTCATTTTCCATTGCATCTTTGTGGCGGTGCAGAGGAGGGCGCCCGCAGCGTTGTACTTGTCGATCGTGATGATATGCACGGGGAACTCTGCGGGGTAGTAGGTAGGGACGTCCTGAAGGTGGCGTGTGGGTCGGGTGCGGGAGTCGTGGAAGGTCACGATCACGTCGTAGGTCTGGAACAGGGTCTTAAGGGTCTCGGGGCCCTCGGCGTAGAGGAAGATGATGGCGGCGGCGGTGATGTTGTCGTCCTTGGTTGTCGTGATGGCGTCGACGACGTCGAGCAGCGTGTACTTAGGGTCGCTCATGTTATCCGCTCCATATCCGCTGTGTAAAAGGATGTTTTCCCACCCTTACGGTGGGCGTTTGGCTCTGATACAATGGTATAGGTCACGCCGTTGTAGACGATGCGGTCACCCCTGTGAATCGCGGAGGCCGTGTACAGTTCAGCCCGTACATCAGACTCGGGGACGCCGCCCACATCTATCCGCCTGCCCGGTAGAAGGCTTACGATCACCTTGATCGTTGTCTCCGTGTAGGAGGCCGCCGCCCACTTCGTCGTGGCGTCCCGGGCTGCCGTGTCTAGGGCTAGGGTCTGGAGAGTGACATCCTCTCCACGGCGGGCTATGAAGGCGGGGGCACGTGGCATGTCAGTCACTCCTATGCGGGTGCTCCCTGAGTGATTAGCAGGGTTCCCCGTATGGTCGGCACGGTGATTCCTGGTGTGATCGTAAATGCGTCTCCTACCCCAGGCGCTCCGGTGAATGCCGCAGCCACGGTGACCTCCCCGTTCGTCAGAGCGTAGTCACTGATCACTTGCGACTCCCCAGTGAGAGCGCCTGCAGTGAACGTGATCGTGAAGCCATTCCAGAAGTCGTTTGCCTCGTTTAGATTGGTCTGGAATATGGTATCCGTCCCCACGCCGGTCGCCGTGGACGCCTCTGCTTTCACCAGTTCGATGGTGAAGAAGTAGGATCTCTCGTCGCCTATGGCGATGTCGCCTGGAGCAAGATACACCTTGACACGCCCATCCATGCCATCCGTCACGTAGGACATGTCCTTCTCGAATTTCAGGGTCGTACCGTCGTTTTCATATACCTTCAGCTGGATTTCAGTCTCATCGTAGATAGAGATGTCCTCGGCGTCTCCATTAGCGTCGTAGACCGTGAAGAAGACGGTCTTCCCGACGGTGCCCTCCACTTCCTGCCAGTCAGGGTCAGTCATACTCTTCACCTATGAATAAACTGAACTGAAATAAAAGCCTGAGTGAGAGTCGCTTTCTAGGCAACTATTCTCACCACCACCTCATCTGAAGACACCTCGGCTTCTACCTCGGTGTCCATTAGGTCTGCTTCCACCTCGTCGCTGGTCAGATATACATGGATGAAGCGCCGGATCACGAAGCGCACGTCCAAGCCGAAGCTATTCTGAATATCACCTCTAAAGAATGCGGCGTCGAAGTCGGGTGTCTTCTCGACCGTTGCTTGGAATGCGGCGTCGAAGTCAGCAGGCTTCTCAATATCCTGAAGCTGGAAGGCGGCGTCAGTGTCGGAGGTTTCCTCGATGCCTTCGAGCCGGAAGGCAGCATCAATATCAGCGGTTCTTTCGACGCCCAGGGCCTTGAAGATAGCGTCAAAGTCCGGCGCCTTCTGAATGCCCTGCAACTGGAACGCTGTATCGAAGTCAGCTGTTTTCTCTATGTCCTGGAGTTGAAAGGCTGCGTCGACGTCGCGTGTTTCTTCGATGCCCAGCTTCTGGAAGGCCGCATTGATTTGTCTCCCAATCTCGGTGCGGAGAACAATGAGAGTGTCAACATCAAAGGTTCTCTCGACGCCCAACCTCTTGAATAGGGTGTCTACCCCTCGCTGGAGTTCTAGGCGTAATACTATAAGGGTATCAACATCAGCTGTCTTTTCAATTCCTAATTTCTTAAAGACAGCATCGATGTCAAAGGTTGTTTCAATACCTAGCTTCCTAAACGCGGCATCCACAGTTCGCTGTAACTCTGTTCGTAGGACTATGAGAGTGTCAATGTCAAAGGTCTCCGTAATACCTTGAAGTTGAATAGCAGCATCAACATCGGCTGTAACTGGAATACCTAACCTCTTGAACACCGCATCAACATCAAAAGTCTCCTCAATACCTTCTAACTTGAAGGCAACATCAAAATCAGGAGTCTTCTCGATGCCTTGAAGCTGAATGGCTGTATCATAGCCACGTGCCTTCTCGATGCCTTGCAACTGGAAGGCGACATCGAAGTCAGGGGTTTTCGGGATAGCCTGCCTCTGGATAGCGACATCATAACCGCGTGCCTTCTCTATGCCTAACGCCTTGAAGACAACATCTACATCCCATGTTTTTGTGTAAGTTACTGGAACAACGGCTAGGTATATGAAAGCTACTTCATAGTAGACGGGGAGGCTGCTCGCCGTGTTGTAGGTATGGTCGCTGTGGTCTCCAGGAGCAGGGGTCGTATGGTTAAGGTGGGCACCAGTGTTGCTGAGATCACCATGGTTGTGAGCGGGCCCATAATAAACAGTGCCAGCAGTACTCTGGGGCAGCCCGTTTGCTGGAACTCCTGTTAAAGTGCTATGTCTGTGGGACCACGTAGAGTTAGAATCAGCCGCATCATGTATGTGTGCGCCCTGAGCGTCAATTGTATGAGTATGATCACCAGCACCTTGAGGCGTGTGAGTGTGTGTGAGGTCGCCGCCTGTGCCGCCTGGGTTAGTTAAGGCGGTGTTGACGCCACGGATGAATTTACTTAGAAGGTTCGGGCCGCTCCCGTTCCCGTCGCACAGCTCCCATTTATCTGGGATGTTCGCGATAGTCCCTGTCCAAATACAGATAATTCCAACCTTTGGATCTGCACCGCCAGCTCCTGCAGTAATAGGCGCTAACTCATAATATGGCGGTCTCCCATCACTGGCGTTTATGGTGTGTGAGTGGCTCCCTGTACTTGCAGCGGTGTGGCTGTGCGACCCACCAGCAGTTGTTGTATGTGAGTGTGAACCAGCGTTAGTGTTACTTGCGATTTGTGTTGGCCCGTAATTCATAACAAGACTAGAAGTAAAGTGATTATGGCTTCCAGCAGAGTTCGATGTATGGGTGTGAGTTGCCGCTGCTAAAGTATGGGTATGTGCTCCAGCAGCGTTCTGAGTATGGGCATGTGAATCAGCTCCGCCTGTGCCACCTGGCTCAGTGGCTGCTGGAACTCCTCGGAGAAACTTTGCCACTAAACTGGTATCAAGACTCCAACCAGCGGGGATATTACCGAGAACATCACTCCAAAGGGTAATTATTCCCTGGGCAAAAGTAATAGGAGTTCCATCAGAGTAAATGAAAGCTACCTGATAGTATGCGGGTCTAGTGTCAGCGTTCTGGAGTGTATGAGCATGAACTCCCTGGGAATCAATTGTATGGGTATGTGCTCCACTGCTAGACCATGTGTGGTTGTGGTTTCCACCTGAATTGGTAATCTTATTTATCTCATTTTTATACCCAGCCGTTACTACACCATGAGACGAATAACTATGATTTCCTGTGGAGTTCGGTGTTGTATGTGTATGTGCGCCTCCGCTACCTGAAGTTCCACCATGATTATGCGCCCCGCCAGTTCCATTCTCAGTGTGAAGGTGAGTATCAGATCCGCCCTCACCCCCAGGATCGGTTGAAATGGGAACACTCACCAAGAACTTGGCGAGAAGGTTCGGTCTACCCCCGTTGCCATCACAGAGATCCCACCCAGCGGGAATGTTAGCTATGGTTCCTCTCCATACCGCTATAACTCCCACTGGAATCGGCATTATCTTTCACCTACTATTTACTTGATTAAGATTCCACCATTTGGTCGATATGCCAATGTATTTGTTTCAACTCACGATAGGAAAGGAGAAGAAGTGCAACGTTCGGCTTGACCTTGAGAGTCCCAGACCAAGTTCTAGCTTCAGATAAGAGATTTTTGAGTTCCTCATATTCCTGGTTAAGCTCTTTCTTAGCCTGAATCTCTTGTTCACCTAGTTCAACTAGGCGTTTCTCTCTTTTTTCCAAATTGGTCTCACTGATCATAACATCAGCTTTTAACGCCGTGAATGTCGCCTCAATCTCCTTCAACTGGTTTTTAAGAGCCATTTATTACACCTCTACAGTGAATTTTGCTCCGATGTATTTCTGGGTTCGTTTCCAAATCTTATCTGGGGTCAGCTCCTCCTTCATACCGACCCTCTGACGAACAATGTCCTGCAAGATTCCTTTGAAGTGCTGCCGAACTCCTGGTTCAGTCATTCCTCGAAGGTTCCCCACCATCTCACTGAATCGAATCTCCTCGATCATTCCTCCTATGTTGGCCTCTACAGTCAAAGTTATCATTTGACCAGTCGGATCTGTTTCTATGTTCTTGACTACTACATTTACTTCAACCATGTGTCAATCTCACCTCCTCAGGATGGATACTTCCATCCTCCCTTATCTTCAGGATCTCGCCGCCCTCTATCCCCAGCAAGTAGAGTGACGCCACTCTGCGAGTACCGCCACCCCTAACGCTGAACTCAATATGGTTCCTCCTCACAGCGAACAGCTTATCGCCCTCCTTCAACTCAACCACATGACTCGGGTTCCTCGTCGGGATCACCACCATGCCCTTTATCTTCGCCGCCATCCTCGCTGAGAACGGGTACCAGCCGAAGCGGACCAGCTTCGAGTGATCTACCTCAGCGAAGCGATTCTCCTTCCCCGTCTCAGGATCGAACTGGGGCAATGCCTGGCCGTCGCTATACTCAGCGACCCACATATACACCAAAGGTCTATAGCCGAGATCCATCTTAGTTGACCCCCTTTTTGTTTAGAACCTTCATTTTTTGATAGCACTCCTCTCGCCACTGCATCTCCTCTGGCGGTGTGACGTTGTACCCCCCTCCCGGCAACCTTCCCTTGTATACCTTTTTATTTGTATGATATTTTATGGCAAGCTTGGCCTGTTCTTTTTTCAACTTCAGATAAGGCATAATAGCTTTCAGTACATCAACTGCATCATTTGTGGTGACGCCCCAAATATACCTTGTTTTCCAACCGTCCCGAGTGAGAGTGGTTGTTATGCTTCCACAACCGAACTCCCTTAACGCCGCATCAATCACTAGACGCTTCGTGTTGCTAATACTTACCCGGATAAAGTGATAGGTTCTCCTGCCCAACTTGGTCTTACCATAGGTTCTAGCTATACCTATTGTTCCATCGAAGTCGATCCCTGCCGCCCAATACGCCAACTCTTCAGCCCTCATATTCTCGTTCATAGTACATGATTAGACTCTAACACATATATGTGTTAGCATCAGATTTCATCGTATGCAAAAGTCAACGTTTCGTCTGCCTGCAAGCCCTGGACGGCGCCGTTCGCGGCTGTGTCGAGCTTCACCTGGAGCACTGCGGCTTTGCATTTTTCCGCTATGGTGTGGTTTGTGGTGTCGACGTCCATCCTGGCGCCCGTCACGTAGCCCTCTATGTCCAGAACTGGAGGTGTCTGTCCATTGTAGTATGTATGTCCGTTCGCGCCATCCCCGATATAGTGCCCCGTAGTACCTATTGTGCCCGTCGCTACTTCGTAGCTTGCGTCCATCGGACATCCGTGATCGCCCGCATCACGTTGCCCAACGGCAAGCAGCCCACCTGCGCCGAAGGTCCAGTCGATGGAACCATCACAGAATAGCTGGACGTTGTTGATCTGCGTCGCGTCCTGTATATTCTCAATCTTCAGGTACACATGTATCCAGAAGCTGTAGTTGAACCCAGCCGCTGGAATTGGTATCGGATTAGCGAGGTCATCGATAACGAAGTCATCCTGAGTCTGAAGCCTGGTAGAGGTGACGATCTCATCTTCTACTGAGCCACCGCCGCCGTCTGCTCCTACTGTGAGTTGATATACTCCTACATCTGCTACAACCATTTATTATCGTATCTAAGTGGAGTGGGTGAATAAATAAGCCTGTCCCTCCTCTCTATTCTTAAATATTCACGTATGCCTCGAACTCACGCGCGCATCTAGCATTTTAGCCTTTGGGGGGGGCTTCTTATTAGATGTGCATATACTCAGTATGATCCATATGCATTGATTCTAATCTCGGTTTACCCGTGAGCTCAGTTGCGGGAGCTGTGACGAACATAACCTTAAACTGTATTTCATGCTTACCGGCAAAGTCCGCCGCCGGGATAGTGAGGTTCCCTGTTGTATGGAATACGCTTCCAAGATCCGATGTATAGGTATCATCTATAGTCCTAGGGCTGTTTGCATGGCTTCCAGACAGTACATCTCCGTCAGTGACTGCCAGGTACTCCACTTGGATTCTGATTTTCTTACCGTTATCATCTAATCCCGTGTCATTCGTCCAGTGGAATAATAATACTATATCAGTGCCAGGCACATAATGTGGCGAAACTTCCCATTTATAGTGAACAATATCGGTATCAACGTCGAACTCCAGCATTAGGGTATTATCTACGGTTACAACATCCGGTGGGTTAGTATTGGGTCTTCCAAACTTCTCCGCTGGAATATGATCCCCGTGTGGTCTGGTATCATCTATTTGCTTAATCCACATGGGAACGAGAAGCATGTAGGTTGAGCCATGAGCGACACCGACAGCTTGAGAATATCCAGATGTAGTGGGCGGAGTCTGCGTGAGGCCTCCGGGGGTCGATGATGCATAGATGGGGCCGTCAACCCACGCCCAGTCTAGGTTGCTTACTAGACCGTATAGCAGGATTCTGCCTTTGTAGTTGATCGGTAGATCGCTGAGCACCATCCCATACCCAGGCATTGTCAGCTCTGCGTCCCTGTCCGCCTTGTACCATTTACCTCCCTTGATGTAGACCAGGTTGTAGTTGTCCAGGGCTTCCCCTGCCACGCCCTCAACTATGAGTCCGTCCCCTTCCCGATGCGGTTTAATCACATAAGGCATTTAGAACGTTGCTCCTATGGATTGCTATACGGGCCTGTGCACCAGTACACGTCGGCGTCTGGCTCTGCCTTCCCGCCATCATCCATCGTTATAATTGTGAAGCCCGACACTGTTTTTGTCCCAGATTTCATGTTGCAGATTATGGCGTCCGTTGACTCTCCGGCTGTTAGTTGAATGAAATAGTCTAGGTTGCCGTAGGGCGTGTTGAATATGACTACGGCCTCTGCGCTTCCATCCGAAGTGACCAAGCCCGCCTTGTCGACTAGACCGCTGCCTCCACCGCCAGGGTGAGAGTGAAGACTGGTTACTTCTCCTCCCACTAGCTCTTCATGAGCTACGGCCTCATTCTGCTTGACCATTGAGCGTCACTAGGGCTCTGGTACGTCGTCGTAATCCACCTTCAGCTTACCCGTTGCATCCCTCTGGACAGCGATGACCTTGAACTCGCCTGATACCGGTTCGGAGATCACTATCTTCCTGTCCGCCTCGGCTATGCCAACGATAAGATCCCTGACCTCTGGTCCTGTCTGATCCACCGTTGCGCCTTCCTCGATGCCGGTGAGCTTCGTCTTCTCTGTGTCAGACATCGCCTTCCTCGTCGAGCCATCGGGTAGCGCATCCAAGTCCGCAGGCGGAGCGCCGGTGTCGTATTTGTTCGCAGTACCTTCCGTGATGTCGTCCGAGTCTACGGCCCCGAGGGCAGCACCGGCTATGGCGTCGGTTCTTGTAATGGATACGGCTGCGGCGTTGACCTTGCCGACGATCTCATCATCCGTGTAAGCTTGGGCGTTCGGGTCAAGCAGAAAACTCTGTTTCACCATTTCTCTTTCCTCTTCTATTCGGGTGCATCATACTCAACTCTGAGTTTGGGCTCCCCTTCCACAAGTTCTACGTATAGGTTTGTGACTTTAAACATTCCGTCTGGAGCTCGTGTCATCACTGGGTTCACATCCAGCTCCTTGATCCACATAGGAGCAAATAACATGTAGTCCGTGCCGTATGCCACCCCAATGGATTGATGCCACCCGGCCCAGTCAGGAGGTTCCTGTGTAAGCCCTCCGGGCACCGACGAAGCGTATATGGCCCCATCCTCCCATGACCATTCGAGGTTGCTGACCAGTCCGTACAGCAGGATTCTGCCCTTGTAATTGGGGGGAAGATCGCTCAGCGCCATGCCGTAAGCTGGCAAGGTAGGAGACGTATTCCTATCTGCTTTGAACCATTTACCTGCGGTGAGGTGGACTAGATCATACTTGGCGAGAGTGTGTCCTGCGATACCCTCAGTTATGAGCCCGTCCCCTTCTCTTTTGGGCTTGATCACATATGGCACACAGGATACGACTCCTACCCGATGGGGCTGCTTGTCATCTTGAAGGCTATACCGCTAGAGGCAGTGGAATCAACAAGCATCTCCTTGTACATAGACTCGAGGCGCTTCAGGTTATCGGCACGGTTCTCACTGTGGCCGTCGAGGCTCTCCGACGCCGGGTCCTTCAGCATCACCCGGTACGCAGTCCAGGTCTTGCTGATAGCACGGAGAATCTTGCTATGTGTACTAGCAGAGTCGATCTTTACGTCGATAAAGGCGTCCGTCTCGTCTATGAGGTCCTGAATCTCAGCGGTCTCCATGTCGGTGTCCACGATTGCCTGCACGTCGTCGACGTTACAATAACTGGCTGTCAAGGTGTTCTCCTTTATTTAGGGGATGCTGAAATATATATAAGTTGAACTTCAACCTCAGGTTTCACCTGCCTCCTCAATAAGCCTGTATAGGACAAACGCCTCGAACAGCCTGCCTGGATGGAATGCCTTAAACGCGCGTGCCGCAGCCCGTCCCCTGATCCCCTCTATGTCATAGTAGGGCTTGTGCTCCTGGCTTCTGTGACACCTCACCGCCTTCGCCTTAACCTCGAAGTGCTCTGTGACATCGACATAATAGTTTGGCTCAAACCGCTCCGTCTGAGGAAGCTCGTAGAACAGAACCTTAGTCACATATCTACATGATGAGACGGCGATCCTCGACACCGCCCTGTGTCCCTGATGCGTATCCTCAAGGTAGGGAGCGAACACGACCTCGGGGTTGAGGGAATCGATCCGCTTCTTGAGGAGTTCGATGGAGTCGGCGTCAACAGGGATCTTCCCGTTCATGTAGCCGAATACCGTGACCTTGGCGTCTATGAGGGCCGCACTCGCCTCCGCCTCCTTGATCCTAGTTTCCCTCGGTCCCCCGAGTTCGCCGGCACTGAAGATGAAGATGTGTACCTCGTGCGTCTTACTCAGCTTCGCCAGCGTGCCGTAGCATCCGAACTCCACATCATCAGGGTGAGCTCCGACCGCGACCACTACCAAGGCCGATACTCTCCTTCGTCCGCGTAGAACCGGAACCGGATGCCGCATCTGCGTAGCTGATTCTTGATCCTTTCCGTCTCTTCGGTGGAGGGGCCCTCGATAGTTCTCTCCTCCATGTTGAAGATGGTGCCCTTGAACCTAATCTCCCTCTTGTAAAGCCGGAAAGGGAGTTGGAGATATGCGGCTATGCGGTCCACAAACAGGGTCTTCTCCCTCAGCGTAAGCTTTCTAGGGTAGACGTTCTCCTTCAGAACCTTGACGGGTATGCCTCCAGCGAGACAACCCGCCGGCAGGTCCCTGTTCACTAGGCTCATCGCCGCCACCACCACGTTGCTTCCTATGTGGACGCCAGGGTTGACCCAGGCGTGGGGAAGCCAAACCCTGTCCCCGATCGAGACTGCCTCGAACGTGACGGGGAACCCCTCATAGGCTGACAGATATGCGCCGTGGGTGAAGATGTTGGTGCCGATGCCGACGCCGCACTCGTCGCCGATAACAACCTTCCTCGCCGTGTTTATGTGGCTACCTTTACCCATGTGAAGCCAGTCGCCAGCTATGAGTTTCGACTGCAAATCAAAGCAACTCCCCCCACCTATATACGCGCCCTTGTCGAGCCAAGCCTCGCAGCCTATGTCGATATGCCTTCCCTCGATGACTGCACCGTCATTGATCACGGATCTGTCTCCTATGCTGATGTGCTCCGTGACGTTGATCGTGACATTCCTCCCGATCTTCACATCCCTTCCAAGTTCTGGCTCAACCATTCTTCAGCATCTCCACGAACTCCCTAGCCCTGATCTCATGTGTGTGCCTCTTCAGGATCAGCCTTCGTCCGTTCAAGGCGATCTCCTCAGCCTCAGCCCTGTGCCTTGCGTAGTAGATCATCTTCTCCCTCCAGTCCTCCAAGCCGATCTTGATATAGTTCACACCATCCACAAAGCCGAGTTCCTCGGCCTCGGACGGCTCGTTCACCATGACCAGGCATCCGCATGCCCTTCCTTCAAAATGCTTCTGGACGGGGCCGACATGGACGCCGGAGCCGAACGGAAGAATCCTACTCTGCCCCAGCATTTTCGCATACCTCTCCCCCACGTAATGGTTCCTGATCAGGTTTTCAACTTTCCTTTGATAAGTTTTTCCGGGGGGGGACGTTCTCATCACGTATCTGAGTCCATGCACCCCGCATAGACCTGGAAGACCTTCGTAGATGGCCTGTCTCAGAGGATATTTCCCTCCAACGGCGCCGAGGAAGCATATATCAATCGTCTTCTTTATGGGCCAGTAGTCTTCGGGGTCAATGCTCCATGGGAGAAACAGCGGCTTAGCCTCAAGTGTCTTGAGGTATATATTCTCCGGCTCGGGAACGCCATGCACATACATATACTTCATAAAAACGGCGTCATATCCAGCCCGGTTTAGGAGCTCTATGAAGCCCGTCGCGTTTCCGATTCTCCAGTTGTATTTTCCATGCAGGTCGCTGATGAACACGCAGACCCGATAATCCCTCCGCTTCGGGGTTTTGAAGCTGTCGTTTTTGTTGTCAACCACCCAGTCAGGTGGGTCGCCTCCGTATAGCCGGTCAACCGTCTCGTTCATCTCTTCTCCCTCTCTGTGGAGCGGCCACCCCTCTCCCGCCCACATACAGTCAGCGGTTTTGGCGACGGCCCTCTCGAATCCATGATAGGTGCTGGGGGCCCCCACGCAGCCCTCCCCGTTCCTAGTCAAAAACAGTATCCTCATTCAGCTCAGCCCCTCAATGGTTGTGATCCATTCCTCCGCTCTCTTCTTCCAAGTCCAGTTCTTAAGCACAAGTTCCCTGCTTCTCTCCCCCATTTCACGCTTTTTATCTGGGTTCTCCTTCAGGTAGATAAGCGCGTCAACAAACTCCTTCTTGGTGTTGCAGATGAATCCATTGCCATCTATCAGTCCCTCCCTGACATATCCTACATCCGTTGAGATGATGGGTAAGCCGCAAGCTGCGGCTTCAAGAAGCGTCAGCGGTCCCCCGGCCGATGAGAATGTACATAGAAAAACGTGTAGTTGGTTGTATCGTCTCGGCATCTTCTCACGCGGAACCCTGAATTTACCTCTCGTATCTATAAGATAACTTGTAACTTGTGCGTTCGCGCAGATGGGGTTGAACCAATTATCTATCCTCTCCGCCCTACTCTTCCAGTTGTCCTGGTTTCCGCCTCTCCCGGTGATTCCGGCGAAGTGTCTCTTCTTAACATTCAGGGGTCGGAACATCTTTGTGTCTACGCCCGTGGGTCTGACGAAGAAGGTCGTGTACCGGAGCTTGTCGCGGATCAGGGAGCTGGACTGGGCGAAGATGTATTTGAAGATGCTCCAATCCTTTATCCTGCCGTAGGTCTTCATCCCTCCCAGCCAGGCGATGAATTTGGGGCGGATCTCCTTCTTGAAGAGCGTGGTTTCGTAGGTGTCCTGCCCGAGTAGTGGGCTGATTATCCAGTCGTATTCCCTGAGGTTCTTCGTGATCTTCTGGGTGTTGATCAGGTCGAAGGTGTAGCTGGGTCTGTCCACCCACCTCTTGAAGTCCTCCATGATGAAGTTGAAAGCCCACCGCTGGCTCCCTTCAGGGCATAGGAGGGCGATTCTCATCTCTTTTCCTCCCGTTTGAAGACATATATGGCCCCCCGCTTGTTATGATCCCCTGGATCTCCGCCTCTCCTATCGATAAGCTTGAACCCGCCTCTCTCGAAGATGTTCATGTATTTTTCGAGGGGGCGAAAATAATGGATTATGCCGTCTGTCACTCCGCGTCCGGGTTTGGGTTTGATCCAGTTATATAGAAGTATGAGGGCTGTGGAGTAGTGGCAGAGGTTCTCCAGTATCTTCATGAAGACCGCTTCATCCATCTGGTGGATAAGAACGTCGAAGCAGAAGACGACGGGGGCGCGTAGCCCGTCTATCCTGTCCTCGGCGTGGCGTAGGATGAACTTCCAATGGGGTCTCGCCTTTCTGTCCCTCTCTATGATCGTATTTGAGAAGTCTATGCCTATGTAGTCGTTGCAGTCTCGGTCTTCCCAGAAGGTGAGGTCCCCGCAGCCCACATCTATCACATGGTCCACCTCAGAGACGTACTCCTCTATAATTCCCCATTTCCATTTACGGTGTTCTCCGACGGATCCGTGGCCGCTGCGCCCGCCTCTGGCGTAGTGTCTCTCCCACCACTTCTCTTCAGCTGTGCTCGCGATCACAATGCCTCCTCCTTTATGAAGCTGAATATTATCGTTCCCATCTTGTCAGCGGCGTCCTGATGGAATGGTTTTAGTCCGATCCTGTTCACCGTCTTCACTATGTCTGCGTAACGGATCTCTATTGTACCCTTGTCGTGGGCCATTATCACGTCTCCCTTCTTGAGGAGCGGTGCGTAGAGGTTGAACTCCTTTATCTTCTGCGCGTCACAGTAGATCATTGTCCGGCCTAGGATGATGAGTTTTGAGACGAGTTTCACCGCCTCATCTGACAGCACATCCATCCGCAGGAAGGTCAATGGTATTAGAGGCTTCAGCTTGGCGTAGAGGTCCTGCAGGGGCTCACCTGATATGTCGAAGGTGTAGGCGTGTCCTCCGACGCGTAGGGCGTGTAGACCGAGGAGGAGGCTCAAGCCGCCCTTCGCCGTCCCGAACTCGATGAGTGTCTTGAATGTCTGCTCTGTGAGAACCTGATCTATGAAAGCGATCTCTGCGTAGCTGTGTTGAATCCTCTGGCCTAGAACCGTGTTTCCACGCCTGTTTCTTAGATCTGTGTTCATCTATTTCACCTTGTAGCCCCATTTCTTCATAAAATAGTTGTTCATCCTTTCAGTCATATCAGGGGCGCCTCGCTTGTAGCCTGGAGGATTGGACACCCACTTCATCTGTCCATCGACCATCATGAGTTTGTGGTAGGCTCCAGCGTCGCCGCACACCGCCATCCTCAGCCCCCGGGCCTCCAGCTTGTTAGCGTAATCCCAATCCGTTAGGCCGACCTCGTAGTTCGGGTCGGGAATGACAAGCGGCTCCAGCCTTATCAGCCGAAAGCCGTTGCTCACGTAGTCAGCCTCGTGAACTCCGGGCATCCACCCGTAGTTTCTGTAGTGGATACCATTCGGGTGTGGGGTCTTCCTTCCACCCAACATGTATTTTCTCCTCTTGTCTATGAGGAAACCGGAGATGGAGTGAAACTCGGGGTGCGTGTCCGCCGCCTTTACTAGGTTCTCTATCGCGCCGGGAAGCAGGCAGCAGTCGTCGTCCACGGTCACAACATACTCGTAACCCATGCCATGCGCCATCGTGAAGACTGCGGCTCTCGCCGCTCCAGGCCACTTCGCAGGTTTGTTGAGGATATAGTTCACCTCCGGCCTGCCCCGCCACTCCTCGATCACCTTCATCTGCTCCTCGCTCTCGTCGTTCTGGTTGACTAGAAAGAGCATAATGGGGATCTCCGTCCTCGCGATGCTCATGAGGCATTGGCTTAGGAACCGGGGTCGCTTCAGCGTCAGGACGGACACCGCGACTCTGGGCATCATATCATCACACCCCAGTCGCACGCATTCCGCCTGATTGAATACTCGCTTTTCTTGATCAGTCGGTTTATCTCGTATTGACGTTGCACGATCTCCATCCCAATCGACTGGTGTAGCCTCATCGGAGGATGCCACTGATGGTAGAACCGCATGTTAGGATCATAGTTTTCCTCTATTTCGTAGCTCTCTATTTCACGGTCTATCTCAGCTCGTCTACGCAAGTCGCCGTCCTCATGGCCATACATCTTCATCCTCTCGTCGAAACCCCTCACCTTCATCCACCAGCTTTGTGGTGCGCTCATGAAGCCTCCGACGCTTCTTTTGATATACCTCGGATTGCCGGCTCTTAGCTTCTCATAGTCTCTAGGCAGATCCATGTTTTCAACCTCAACAGTCTCGTCTAAAAGGTAGGGTGCCATCATGATCAGCCGAGGCCTCTCTATGTGAATGTTGAGGGCGCATTTAAGAACCGAAGGCATCAACACGCAGTCTGCGTCCAGTGTCGCAACGTATTCGCCTCTCGCCCTCCTCAGCCCAATGTTCCGCGAGAGTGACATGCTCCACGCGTCCATGGTTGGGAAGCGGAGCACGGTGCAGTCGAACGGCTCAAGCGTCGCCATCAACCGCCTGTGGTTCTCAGGGGTGGAGCCGTAGTCGACTACGATTACCTCAAGGCTTCCCACGGTTTGAAGCTGAAGGCTCCTCAGGCAGTTCCTCACCCTCGCGCCATAAAGGTTCCCCACGGGTACGATGATGGAGTAGATGGGCGCCTCTATCTCCTGAACACGAACTATCTCAACATACGGGGGCCCGGACTGCCTGCGGCTCTTCATCGGGGGAGCACCCTGCGAACAGGTTTATCCCATAGCTTTGGCTGAGCTGGTTCGAATCCCCACTTCTTTTTGAAACGATCCTTAGAAGCTTCATTTCGTTTAATGTCTCGACGCAGCAGATTATACTCAGCGCTGTCATAACAGGGTATAATTCCTTTAGAGGTGACTAGATATTTATGATGGGCCACGGCGTCTCCGCAGACAGCCATCCGAAGCCCCGCCTTCCTTATCTCTTGGCTCCAGTCCCAGTCATTCCATCCAAAGTCGTATTCTGTATCGTAAGGAATAAGCGGGTCTAGTTTGAAGGCTGTGAAGCCAGAGGATACAAACTGCACCTCCGCGGTTTGCTTCACCAAGGGAAGAACGTGGTGCTGTGTTTCACCCTCTTCGTGGGTTATGTAGCCGCCTAACATTCGATTCATGCCTTTCTGGATGACGCCGCCTGCTATGGCGTGGTATTGTGGGTTTTCCGCTAACGCTCTGATGAGGGCTTCAATGCTTCCTGGGTGTGGTAAGATGTCATCATCGAGGGTTAACATGTATCTGTACCCTTCCTTTCCGAAAGCCTCCATCGCCTCTGTTCTGATCTCTGAGAGTTTTCGTGGCTCTGGGTTGTCAATGACGTCTACAGCCCATCTACCTCGCCAACACTTCAGAGCCTCCATCTGCTTGGGACTCCTGTCGCCTTGGTTGACTAGGCGAACCTTCAGGGGCATCCTGGTCCTGAAGATTGCTCTCATAACTTGGTCGATATAGTAGGGTCGTTCCAGCGTCGCAACTAGGACCCCTACCTCTGGGTTATACGGGGTCACTCTATGGAGATTGTCCTTGTAATCCATCCGTTTCTTCGCCCATAAATCCATGTTTCTCTGCTGGTTCGGGTGGACTCTCAGGTGGTGTTGATGACTGCCCTTCAGACCAGGCTCGTATCGAAGCCTTATGCCGCTATGGTAACACCTCGCACCAAAGTCGTGATCCTCGGCACCCCAGCCAGAGTCGTATTCCGTGTCGAATAAACCCACGAGCTTTGCTCTGCTCCTTGAGAACAGCATACATCCATCCAAGGCCTTCCAGGCGCCCATGTAAGAATCATCCAGCCACCTGGAGCCCTCACCTGGTGTTGCTTGGTTCCCTGTAAACAGGACACTTGGATCAAAAACTCTGCGTGCATTCTCTAGGAAGTGTGGGTTCGGGATACAATCGGGGGCAAGGATGGTCACAGCGTCGTTCTTAGCGGATCTTATACCAAGGTTGCGTAGAGTGTTCAGCCTGTGAATGCGTTGGTCAAGTTTCGGTGGCCTCACAATAGTTAACGCCTGGCAGCCGCATATGCCTATGCCTGAGGGAGAGTGGTCGTCGACGACGATCACCTCATCGTCGGGGTTCAGCTGAAGTTTGAGTTCATTGAACGTCTTTTTGAATGCCCTCTTCTTCTCATAGAACGGGATCACTATGCTTATGCCTATTGCCATGTTATCCCTCTGATCTTCTCAAACAGAGTGTCTGGATGCCCCTTATAGCTTAGGGGCCACTCCGGTAGGTGACCACAGTAGACGCCACCGTGAACTCTCACGGAGAACCCCATCTCGGCGGCGTCGATGAAGAATTGAAGCTCAGGGCCAAGGAGGTATTTTCTGTCTCGTACAATCTGGTATCTCAACGGGGCGTGGTGGCGAGAATACCGGAGGAATGCCCGCCTCTTCGCGAGGATGCAGAAATTCCCTGTAGCCACGAAGCTGTCGTGGCCCACGACATTGTCCTCTATGTCTATGCGTCTGTAGAAGCGCAGGGCGCCCCCGGGGAGCTGCCAGCCCACGGTTGTCTCGTTCCAGTCATTATGCGTAGGACTCACGCCGCTCGCGATGTCAACGTCCAGGCGGATCAGCTTCTCGAGGGCGTCTGGCGGCAGTTCGCAGTCGGCGTTCACAAGCCAGATGTGGGTGCAATCCGTCTCTAGGAACCTGTCGATGATGTCATTCAGCTTGCCAGCCACGAGATCCCTCTGGCTTCCCGTCGCGGCTGCTGGAGGGGTAACCCAAGGATCAAGCATCGTGACGGCCGTCACCTGGGCCTCTATCGATCTGACGGCTTCAGGTAGGAAGGATTCACACCGTCCTCCAATACCTAAAAAGGGGATGCCTACGAAGACTCGAAGGGTGCCCTTAAGGACTCTTCTAGCTTCCGAGCTTCCCTGACCAAGTCTGCTTTTCTCCACTGTGAGTCCACTTCTCCGCCACGCTGCTCAATGAACAGCCTGAGGCTCTTGACGGTCATCTCGTCATACAGTATCTCGTCTATCGGAGTTTCAGGGTACACCTTCACGGTGAGCACATCCCCCAGTTCACCTGAATGAGAAGTAAAGACTTCGCTTGCTTCACTTTCAACGTATAGGGACTTGTCCTCATCAGGAGGCGGCGCTATGTCCACGGCGTCAACCGGCACGAACATCCCCTCGATGAAGACGCTGTCCATGAGGCTCTCCTTGGGGATCACGAGGTCAGGGATTTCATCGAGGAGTTCCCACCACGCGTCCTGGGAGTACTCCAGTGGAAGCCTTCTGATCTCACCTTTCTTGTAGGCGGGTGAGTTATGCGTGGGCGTGAAGCGCATCCTGTATTTTAGTCTCTCGTCCATCCTGAATCCACCTATGTGATAGGGACGCCTACGGGTGCCAGCCGTTTCGCACGCTCCGCCTCGGCTGCCCGGGCCTTCACTAGGAAGGCATCCCGTATCTTCTGATCCTTGGCCAGCTCGCCCTCGGGAACTGACTCCTCGTCCACAAGCTCCCACCACGCCTCCCAGCGCTGTTCAAGGGGAAGCATGACGATGTCGCCATCATCAGGGCATCCCTTCACCCCAGGACGGGGAGCATTTTTCTTCATCTTTCCCTCGGCGTCGTAGGGACAGAACCTCATCTCATATCTCTTTTCTGCCAATGTTATCACTGAGATAGTGTTATGAACGTTATAAAAAAGGTTTGGAGAGAATTATCCTTTCAAAATTAGATACGCAGATTCAGGCTGTCTCGAGACAGCCATCCACTGCGGGGGATGCAAACCCCCAAGGGAGCTCTAAGTTCGGTGACCCCAGGGCTAGCCTGAGGTGATACCGGTGATCTCTGCGATACACCCTGCGTGCGCGATGACTGGAGCTATGACTTCCCTGACCTTCCCGTGAGCGTTCCCATCCTTGTCGTACCACCATGTGGTCATAGGGGGTTGGCCCTCGACGTAGTACAGGTAGTCCGGGTCGGGTACGACGAGAAGTGCGTTGGTTGTGAGGCCTGCCGCTGTGTAGAGGCTTGTGGTCTCCATAAGGTCCGATAGGATACCGTTTTCCTCTAGGAAGGCTTGTCTATAAGTCGTTGCTGTGCCGGTGACGAATGTGTCGAGGTACTTGGCGATCGTGGGCCGCGCCACTAGGATGGGCTCATCATGGAAGCCCGCCGCCTCTAGTGCGGCTCTTGCGGTGTTGATGTTTGCCTGAGCGTTCGTCGGCCAGGCCCCGCCTACGACGGGGAGCCTGTTGAGTTTCGTGGCGAGTCCCTGGATGTTGTATGCGCCCCACCCAGTGTACTCGCCCGTGATCATTAGCTTGTCCTCTTCCTCTGCAACCTGCTTCGCGGCGTTCCTCGCATAGCGATCTAGAAGATTCGGCTGGTCTTCTTTTGATGCCTGGATGTCACGCCACTGGATGAAGATGTCCTTCGAGATGGCGGGAACCCGCACATCGTTGCCGTCGTACATCGTGACGTCGCCGGCCTGTGTGTTCCCACCCATCGTGATGACAGCCGCGCTCATGTCTGCCTCAGAGTAGTAGGTGTAGACCTTCTTCCCCACAGGGATGCTGCGGGGAGCGAAGAGCTTCCTACCGATCATGAGTTCGCCCATGGACTCGACTATCTTGCTCTCTACGTACTGGATCTGGAACTGGGTTAGCATCTCGTCTCTGCCTACGTTACCTATTGATCTCATTTTGCATCAATCCTAAGGTATCTTGAGTTCGACGAGCACCCAGCCAGCAGCGGTGTATGTGACGACATCCTCAAGGCTCTGAGCGATTAGCTGGCACGGGTTGTCCGTGACACACTCATATGCCTTAACCTCGCCTGAAGCAGCAGGGCCGAGCATCTCGCCTCTGGCGATGTCCTGGACGCCTGCCAGACGTAGCATTACGTTGATGGTGCCCTTGATCACCTTGACAACGTCTCCAGCGGCGTAGGCGCTTGCACGCTTCCCGCCTCGGAGGGCGATGTTGTCAACGCTGATGTCTGCGACCCCTATGATGGCGACAGAGTCGTTGGTGCCTGCCTTGATCGTCTTGTCCAGGGCGTCTGCGTTGTTGAACTCCACTAGGTCACCGGGATAGATTTCACTTGCCGCCTCGAACTCCTCGATGTGAGGAAGACCCCCCACGAAGATCGAGTGTGTTGAGGCTACTGGCCATACGGGCATATCTATTTCCCCCGGTTTCCGATGTAGAGGCTGTGCAGGTAGGTCTGGGCATTGAGCTTGTCCTTGCCGTGCTTGACGGCGATGTCAGCACCGGACTCGAAGCGCGGCTTCTTCGCCAGCGCCGAGATGGTGAGGATGGTCTCAAGCTCGTCGATGTCCTTACCTGCCAGTTCGTTCAGAGTCATGTTGGTCTCTCCCATTGCTTGCTCAACGAGCCGAGCCTTCGTGTCGGCCTCGATGAGGTCGTTCGCCTGCTTCAGCTGCACGACCGCCGCGTCACGCTCCGCTATGAGAGCCGTGTTCAGAGATTCGAGAATCAAGACGCGTGCATTCAATGAAGCGACGTTCTTCTCAACTATTGGTGAAGTCTTGTCTCCAGTCTTATCTGTTTCTACCATTTTCTTTTTTCCCCTTTCGGGTTTAGTATTTCGTAGTCCGCGCCATTCGCGGAACGGCTTTCCTTTTAGTCAGGCGCCGACAGCCTGAAGGGATTCAAACCAAGAGGTCTGGGCCCACGCCACTGTGTTAATTCTATATAGAAGTTACTTATTAGGGTTTATCTGATAAGTGGTCTGTACCGTGCCTTATGATCATTTAGTAGAAGCTGGGAGCGCTCCACCTCGTCCCCAATGTCCCCAAGGGGTGCGTACTCCTCCCTCTCACGGCAGGTCTTCTCCGCCTCCTCCTTCGTCCTACCCTTAGACCGCTCCTTCTTCACGCATCGTTTGAAATCGTCATCCAGCAGCTTCGCCAGAAAAGCAGAGACCAGAACGAACTGAGCAGGCTCCGGAAGGGACTCCCACACCTTCTCGGCGATGTTGAAGTAGTCCTTCATCCTCTTGTCGTCGATATAATGAGGTACAAACCAGCACCGACAATTAGGATGGACGTTCGGGCGGCCATACGTGGCGTAGGGGAAGGTCTCCGTGATCTGTTCTTCGGTGGTGAATATCCGGTTATGGTGGGTTAGACAGATGGGGCAGACTTTGAGGTCATTCTTTGTCTTGTAGAGCCAGATGTCCGGTCACCTTCCCTTCGAGGATGACTATGTGAGGAGTTAATTCCTTTTGATGGGGTCACGCTTGAGGCGGGGATCCTTCAGCAGACGTTTGGAGCGTTCCACCTCGTCCTCGCCGCCTTCGCCGTCCTCGGGGATAACCCGTTCCTTGATCACTTCAGCTAGGGCTAATTTGTATGCCTCGAGTTCAGCGTATAGAACCTCGGCTTCCACGTTCTCCGGTCTCTCAGCGTAGAGTTCATCGATCTTCTTCTGGAGTTCTGCGATCTTGGCTATGAGCTCCTCCTCAGTCATGGCATCCTCACCTGCACCGCCCTCGCTTCGTTCAGGCAGAGCGGCTTTCAAGGCAGTCTTGGCCTTCGCCGACAGGGTTTCCCATACCTCTGCAGTGATGTCGAAGTGGGCACAAGCTCTCTCATCTTCGGTTCGGGCTCCCTGATCTGCCGCCTTCTGTAGCTTATCGATCTCGATTAGCCGAGCGAGGAAGATGTCGCCTGTGCTCTCCTTATGCTCGTCCACCCACGCCTGGGCCTTCGCCATCGTCCAGCCCTTAGCCTTCGAGAAAATGTAGCTGCGAACCTTCTTATCTTCGCCCCCGCCACAGTAAGTGGCCTGGATGCCCTGTTCCTCTGAGATCTGGATGGTTGCCGTGACCTCGCAGTCCCCAGCCCCGGGGTTGTCGATTCGGATGTTCTCCTCTGTCTCCTCTGGGTCATGTCCAACGTGTGACATGTTCTTCACTTCTATTTGTTCACCCTTCTCATTTAAGGACTTCTCTAGGTTGTAGTATTGGTCGGCTCCGATGCCGCATGCAGGGTAGCTGCAGCGTCCCTTCCTGATGCCGAAGGCGGTGTGATCGTGAAACATGTTGACTTGGCGGAAGTCATAGTCCGAGCCATTCCAGTTACCTGAGGTCATCTCCTTGCCATAGAGGAAGCCGATGCTGACATCTGATAAGCTGCCATCCAGCATCCCCTTGAGAATGTTCGGTGGAACGCGGTTGTTGAATACCTCAAGGTCTACGAGGATGCCTCGGATGTTAGGGCGTTCAGTCTTCCCATGATCCACCAGGTTCTTTATGAAGCGGGTGTTGACTGTTCTCCCTGAGATGTCGTCTGGGGATACAATGACGGGGGTTGCGGGGTGGTGTCCTGCGATAGCCCAGCGTCCTTCGACCCAGGGCCAGTAGCGTTCAAGCTCGTCAGCCGACTTGTAGGCCATCAGAGTCTTGCCGTCTATATCGTAGGGTTGAACGATCTCGCGGGCGATCACGACGTCGTGGAACACCGTCACTGGACCGTAGATTGGGTCTGTTCGTTTAGATACGTTGGCGGCGTCGACGCCGCTCCAGTAATGGTCGAATATCATTTTAGACAACATGAATCACCGCGAGGTAATATTGGACAAGAATGAGAATAGCTCCCATCACCGCAGAGGCGAGGTAGACACTCCAGCGGATGCTCTTCTCCATGTTCCCGATCTTCGTCTCGATGTGTCTCCTATATTCGGCGCAGAGGTCGGGCGTCACAGAACCGGGGTTGCCGTGACCGTCGCCATCTTCAGCCATGACTATTCCTCCTCGGGGAGAGAATTAAGTACTTCTCTCATTTTCAGTCTTTCTATGCCTAAAACCATGTCGCCGCCTTCAGTTAGAGGCTTCATCCCTGCCTTCTCACGTACTTCGTCTAATGTGAGGTACTCTGTATCGTTTTTCAGTGCCATGCTTTTCTGCAGATGCACGCGGGCTTCGTCCAGCTCGTTCAGCTCGAAGGCGCTGCCCCACTCTAGTGCGAAGGCTTTGTTCTCGTAGTCGAACTCTACCTGCCCGGTCTCCATTAGCCGCCGAACCAGCTCGATTGGTACGGACTCGACGTCGCTCTGCTCGTTGCTGATCAGCTTGGCGTACTCTCGGAGGTTTACCTCGCTGCCCGTCACGGCGCCCGCTGACACGCCTTTCAGGAGGTCCTGGGAGATGCGGCTGCCTGTGGCCATGCTCCCGTAGGCTAGGTCGACGTATTCCTTCGGGGCCACCGTGGCGCCCTCGAGACCCACGAACTTGACTGTCGCCTTCTCGTTTGACAGGAACACGCCGCGCACGAAGAAGTCCGTAAGGCCGCCGCCAGCCTCCCAGACATCGAGGTCATTCTGTGTTGCTCCCTCGAAGCTGAAGTGGGGGTATCCCATACCGTAGCGCCATAGCATCTGGTAGAGGGCCCAGCGTATGTTTCGCCAGCCCGTGGCGTCATCCCACACAGGGTCCATCGTGCTTAATCCCTCGTAGGGGTGCTCGTCTAGGCGGGGGGCGTCATGGATGACGCGGGTCCAGTGAACTTTCAGGGCGGTGGCTTCTGAGCCCCGTGTAATGTCGTAAAACTCGGGTAGACCGTAACGGAGATCCGAAGCGTCTTTTATCTCTTGGGTGACCTTGACCTTGTTCCAGGGGTAGGGTGTGATCTGGAGCAACTCAACGCCGTCGGGGAGGTTTCCCTCCTCATTGTATAGTGGCGCCGCCCAGTCGACCTTATCCTCTGTGGTCGAGTATGCGAGCAGCAGAATGGATGTGCCCCATCGCCTCTCGAAGGCGGTTAGCCTTGTCAGGTTCTTCTTAGCTTTCAGCTCAAGCAAGGCTTTCTGGACTGCGTCGTCCAGCGTATCATCATCCTCTTTTCCAACCTCTACCACCTTGAAGCCGTTGTCGAAGATGTCTGAGGCGACGTAGCTGACAAGCCATTTCAGGACAGGCTCACGCTGGCTCGCGAACACGCGCTCGCTATCAGGTATCTTGCCGCCGAAGGTGCGGGTGCTTCCGTAGAGTTCGCTGCTGCTAAAGTGTCTGCCGGGGGTCATGATGTCGGCGGCTGGGGTTCGCCCTGCAACGATGGCGGTTTCCGACGCCTCCACTTCAGCGTCGTCCTCAACGGGGGATTCTTTAGAATCCATTAGTATCAAGAATTAGAGTAGGCTATACAATATATAAGATTCTTCGGGTTCACCCACCCCTTTTTACATATCGGGGGTATTTACCACCTTTATTAATTATTATCGGTTGTAATTACGCCCTTTATTTTTAACTGTACAGTTATCTGTATTCTTCGAGGACGTGCTGGTACGCCTGCTCCTCCTTGGCGAGCTTGAGCATCAGGATGGCGATCCTTGCGTTTAGCTCTGCCTGTTGAGCCAGAATCCTCTCCTGCTTGCAGTCACGCTTCTGGTGGGCGAACCACCAGAGGACGAGGAAAAAGAGACAGATCAGATCGAATATGTCAACCCCTCCGTATGCGCGCGTGCTTCAGTCCTCTTCGCCAGCTTCGCCGCCCTGTGCTCCCTACGCCTCTGAGCTTTTGACAGGTCGACCCGGTCGAAGTCGGCTTGGGTCCTGATTGAGTATCCGTCTATGGTGATGTCGTATTTTCGTTTTATGGTTGTCTCGGTCACTTCTCTGTCTCCTCCCTAGCGAGGCCTCCGTGGGCTTTTGGCGACGATTCCGCCGCGTCTCTCGAGGTGAGCCCAGACACACATGCTGAGGCTGTCGATGGCGTCGTCGTGGCTCATGTGGCCTGTGGGGGCTTGCACATGCAGCTTGTTCCCCACGTATTTCCGCTCCGCCCGGAGCATCTGGCTCAAGAACAGTTGTTTGGCTTGACTGTCAGTTAAGGGGTAGCGTATGCGGCTGTTCCCGATCTCCCGCTCCAAGAGCTTGAACATAATGTCCTGCTGGACTCCGCCCTCTGTGATGCGCTCCAGCTTTACTCGGGGGAAGCGGTTCACGAATATGTCGGCTGGGCCTTGGCCGAGTCCGATGACGCCTATGGCGAGGGTCGATACGCCTCTTTGCATAAGCCAGGGTCCGAGCTCTAATGCCTGGCTCTCGAGGTTCATGCCTTGACGATACCACCAGTCGATGATGTGGATGGGGTTCTCGCCTTCGATGACGGTGACCCAGCTGTAGTCGTTGCCACGCGCGGGATCCCACGCTGCTGTGCGGCGGAGGGGCGGGTTCTCCCTCATCAGGCCGGTGGCGGGTATGTAGTCCTCCTGCAAGCCAAGGAAGAACTCCCGGTCCATGATGAACTTGTTTGAAACCATCTCCCACTTGAGTTCGTACTGGGCTGCGAACTCGGGGCTGTTGGGACCATAGTTTATACGCTCCGTTTCGATGAAATCGGCGTAGGTCTCATTGTATTTGGCGGCTTCGTAGCAGTCTACCACGAACACGTCGGGGCCTCCCCGGATGCATTTGTCGAAGAAGTAGTCGTTCACGATCGAGGTCGTCGACGTCCCGTTTAGAACCCTGATCCCTCCCGTGGCGGCCGTCATGGGGAAGATGTCGTCCTTCAGCTTTGACTCGTCTGCATCCTCGGCCTGCTCGATAATTACTAGGTCTAGGGTCTCGCCTTTGATGTTTGATGTGCGGTCACTGGACATACACCTTATGCGGGATTCCATTTTGTCTCGTAGACTTGCGACATAAAACAGGCTGGTTGTCCTGCCGCTGCCGAGGTAGCTCGTCACGTTCAACCGGCGGAATAAAGGATCAAGCTCGCCGAAGCGCTCCTTAACACGGCTGCGGAACACAGCCACTGCTTGGCTCTGGGCAGGCGCGAATACACCCACATTGTATCGACGCTTCAAGACCGTTGTGAAGTAGACGCAGAGGGCGAGCACCGTTATCGTGGTAGCCTCCGTCTTGCCCGACTGCCGAGCCATCAGGCTGAGGAGCTCGTCGCCGTTCATCAGCAGCTGGGCTTCAATTATGCGGTCACTGAAAGGTATCTGGTAAGGGTAGAGTGGGCGGCCAACGGCGTGGGCGAGCATGTCCCTCAGCTTCTTGCAGCGGCGCACGTGTAGAGGGATGTCCGTAAGGCGGAGGCTGGGGCGTGTCAGGGTGCTCAACGGTTATCCTTCAATATTTCATCCTGTTTGAGCATCCTGTCCAGGAGGCTCTCCACATCATAGGTGCGTACCTCGCCCTCTACCTTCTGCTCGATCTTGCTGGGCAGCAGCTTGTCAAGCAGCTTACCACGATACTTCAGCCTGAGCCCTATGTCGGCTATGGTGATGTCGGTGAGCTGCTTGCGGAGAATCTCCTCTAGGTAATCTTTGGCCTCGGTGCTGTTCAGGTCGTTCCAGACGGTGCGCTCGCTGGCCTTGAAGCCCTCCTCCTTCATCATGTCGCTGATGTCGGGGATGGTCATGCCAGAGGTTGAGAGTTCGAGGACACGTCTCAGTCGTCGCGCGCGGTTTGCTTTAGATCCTGTCATTTTTATTCATATCTCGCAACTTCTCGCAACTTATATCTTCTCCGCAGTCTCTCCCGTGTAGGCTTTGAAGCGGTCTAGGATGATCTGGCAGTAACGGGGGTCGAGTTCTATCATGTAGCCTTGGCGGTCTAGTTGCTCGCACGCGATGAGAGTGCTGCCGCTTCCGGCGAAGGGGTCCAGGACAATCTCCCCGGGGAGGCTGCTGTTCCCTATGGCGCGTGAACAGAGTTCCACAGGTTTCATGGTGGGGTGGAGCTTGCTCTGCTGGGGTTTGGGGATGTCCCAGACGGTGCGCTCGTTCTTCCCATAGAACTTGTGTTTGCCCATCCAGCAGTAGACGATGAGTTCATGTTTGCCCATGTAGTCCGTTCTGCCTATGACGGAGTTGTTTTTATTCCAGACGAGGACTTGGCTTAGGTAATAGTTGTTCAGGTCCAGGGCTATGAGTAGTTCTTTGATTGTTTTTCCGGCTATTGTTATGTATATGGTGTTGTATTCTGTGAGACTGTTTTTCATAGCTTCGAGCCAGTCATGTAGGAATGCGGTGTAGTCCAGTATGGCGTCGTTTATTATCGCGGTTTGGATACGATTGCCTTTGTCAAATTTGTTTAGGAACTCGTTTTTACTGGCGTAGTCTACGTTGTAGGGCGGGTCGGTCATGACCATGTGGGCCTGCTTGCCATCGAGTATCTTGATGAAGGTTTCCTCTTTGGTGCTGTCCCCGCATAGTATCCTGTGGGGGCCCACCTTGTAGAGGTCTCCGAACTCTATGTCGGTGACCACTTCCTCTAGGGGCGGTATCCTGTATGTGTCCTCTTTGATCTTACCCTCGAGAGCGTCCTTGATTGCCTTCTCGCCGATCTGCAGGATGCTGATAAGCTCCTTGCGTCTGCCGCCCTCTATGAGGCGCCGGTACTCGAGGAGATCCTTATCTGGGTCGTGTATGCCTCGGAGCTTGTTCGTGATCTGCCTGAGTAACCGCCTGTCCACATCGTCGACGTCGAGGCGTAGGACGGGACCATAGTATTCCTTGTGGGCGAGGCATGTCTCTAGGCGCTGTTCGCCGTCTCCGAGCATGCCTTTCTTGTCGACTAGGATGGGGTAGACCCAGCCATATTTCTGCATGCTTCTCCAGAGACCCTCTCTGACGCGCTTGGTCATGCGATTAGGATTGTCAGAATCCTTGGTGAGTTCGCGGAGATCCTCGATGAGGGGCTTGTACTCCTCTGGGATGTGTATCTGGGTTTTCATGTTGTTCCCTTCTTTACTAACAGGCAGGTGCATTTCTCTAGGGCAGGGTATGCTTCAACTAGGAGGGATGCATTCTCGATGGTATCCATGTCTATTCCCAATGCTTTAAGGAGATACTTTGGTAGGGTGCATCTTCCACGGTTGTCTACCAGAACCCACTTACGGGGAAGCTCCTCCATGTCTTTCGTTTACCCTAATTGGGTAAAAGGGTATATCAGTGTTTCTTATGTGTGCTTGGCTATTCGCCGTTTCTTATTTGTTGGTAGGCTCCGCTGAGTCGGTGGCCTGTGACGTCGATGCCTGCCCCGATAAGTAGGGCTGAGACGTATGTCCAGATGTCTGGGTTTTCAACGCCTTGGAATATGAGGGCTGCGAGTAGGCCTCCGAGGATTGCTCTTCCTATGCTGGCCGAGAACTTTCTGGGGTTGAATGGCTCTCCTGATTCTATCCAGCCGAGAAGGGCGACGAAAAGGGCGCCGAGGACGGTGAGCAGAATTAATGTGGTTTGGGGATCCATCTTGTTTCAGTTATGGTGTTAACATTCAATGATAAAAAAGTTGGGGGCTCAGAGGTTGTCATGGAACCGTTGATCCAAATATTCCTTAAGATTATGCTCCTGAGCCAGGGCACTATCCTGGGGATCAAGCCTATCTGCGACAGTCTCGAGACGTTCAACGAGCAGGTCTATTTTCTCTTCGTGCTCCCGGAGGATGGTTATGATCATGTCCAGGACATCTATTTTCTCGGTGTACGACATGTTCATCTTGTTTACATGTTTCACGTAAGGGGTTTGTGGAGCCATGATATGGATTAAGGGTCTTTGAATTGGGTTAGTGGGGTGACGCCTTCGGGTCGGGGCTTGTATCTGCCACGGATGCGTTTCTCCGCCATCTCGGCGTACTCCGGGTTTATCTCGATGCCTATGAATCTGCGACCAAGTCGGCGGGCTACTCTTAGAGCTGTGCCTGACCCTGCGAAGGGGTCCAGAACCACGCCTCCGACCCAGTCGGCTCCGCATCCACAGTCAGACCAACCAGCCGTTTCTCTTTCATTCACATATTCAACGCCTTGTTCTCTTGCTGCTTGTCTTAATAATGCGAGGCGGTTAGCACTGGTTCCTTTCAGATATTTGCTCTCAGTTTCACCAGTGTGAAGAGTGAATTTGGGTTCAGTTATTCTTGTTCGTGGTTTTCCGCATCGGCTGCATATCCACCGGGGGCACCCTGCCTTCACGATGGGCTTGATTAATTTGGGTGGGAAGGTGGCGAAGTGGGCTCCAGGGAAGGGCGTTGTAGGGATACGCCAGAGGTCTCCGGGGTTCTTACCTTTAGGATGATAGAAGTTCTCATCATGATGGTGCTCCACCAGATATGGATAGTTTTCATCGGATTTTCTTCGTCGTTGTGTTCTGGCTCTTGGCGAGCCATACTTCTCTGATTCTTCACCAATACCGTCGAATTTACCTTGATATTTCTCAGCTAATGATTTAACCATGTCAGCACTTCGTGAGCCCCTGTCTTTGGGTGATTTCTTCTTACCCCTTAACGCAATCTGTTTTTCTCCACCTTGTTGATTCATCACGTTAGGTTGAGTGACACGCTGAATTGTAGAAGCTGAATGAGGCTTCCTTATTGCGTCGAGGTCGAAGTAGTAGCGCCGTGCCTTGGCGAAGAGGAACACATGCTCGTAGGCACAGGTGAGTCGGTCTTTGACGCTGCTGGGCATGTGATTGGGTTTGTGCCAGATTATGTCGTTGCGGAGTATCCAGCCGTCGTGCTGGAGGGCGATGGCGACTCGTGCGGGGATCATGAGAAGTTGCTTAGGCTGAAGCCAGCCACCATCTGATTTTAACATTCTATTGGGATTCTGTTCTCTCGTAAGTTCCTTGAAGGCGTCTTGTGGGAGAGAGGTTGCGCCTCCACCTGGGTTGTAGCATTTTCCTTTCATTGAAGCGTATGAGTCGCCTAGGTTGATCCAGAACGTGCCCGACGGCTTCAGCACTCGTTTGATTTCAAGGCATATCTCGGCGAGGTGGTCGATGAATAATTGGGGGTGGGGTTCGAGGCCTAGGCTGCCACGCCAAGCCCCACATTCAGAGCAGAAATCGCTTTTCTGATCTTCTCCTCTTAAAGTCCCTAAGTTTGTGGATTGCTTCCCTTCCCCGCCCTGCTTATTGAATGAAGCCGTTTCCTCAGCCCACTCGTGTTCGCATTCGGGGTCGCCGCCCCACATCTTTATAGTTTCAGATCCATAGTCTCTGAGGCCCCAATAAGGTGGGCTAGTCACCACGAGGTCGATGCTGTCCTCTGGCCACCCAGCCATGACCTCAGTGCAGTCGCCGACTATAACTTGGTTTAGGGGTAGACTCATCTCTCCGCCTCCATCCTTGTTTCTTTAGAGTCTCTGGTCCTGAGTCTCCTTGTTTCAGGGTGCTGTAGCCAAATGTAATTATTGACGCCTTTATCATGCATGATGAAAGCCAGCATCATGTCACCGAGGTATCTGTCGATGCCTTTGCTGTCAACTTTATATCGTCTAGTCAGTGGCGGGTGATTATGGTGGCAATAGTTGTCACGTTCACAGTGAATGCAATCATTGAAGCTGGTATAGTTCCCCTTATTACACCAGAAGCCGGATGTTTCTCCGCTGCATCCGAACTGTCTAAGTATTTTGTCTATTCGTTTAGCCTCGTTTTCATGGTGAGCTAAATATCTACTTGAAGATACCATTCATTCCTCAGTCTCCTTCTCCATGAGTTTTCTGACCATTGTCTGAAAGTCTACGTTCTCGGCATGTGACAGCTTATCCATCATAGTGTAGATGCGTTCCTGGGCTTTCCGTTTTGATGTCCTCCGTAGCAGTAACCAAGTCCATTGAAGGGCATTATATTGGTTAATGCGCGTCTGTCCCTCTGCCAGTTTGCCAGTCATTCCTTCTCGTCCTCCTTGATTCTCGGTACATCTTCAAGCCCTTTAAGGCAGTCCTGGCACCGGGTCCCTACGTCATACCAGGGCTCGTCAGGCTCCCATCGGTGCTGTAGTATGGGTATCTCGGCGTCGTAGTTCTCGGGGAAGTTGGCGTTGCAGAGGTCGCAGATGATTGTGGCATCGTCGACGACTATGTGGTCCACATCTGTGATGTTGCCTTTTTGGTCGAACCACTCGATCTTGTTGAAGCGGTTAGCCCATCGGGAGGAGTATCGGTGGGTGAGTAGGATGCGGTATTCACGGGTCATCTCATATCCTTCCCTTGTCTCTCTTTCACTAACTCGTTTCTGAAGGCTTCGAGTGCGAGTTCTCTATCCGAAAGTTTACCATATTTTTCGATGTCACATAGAAGATCATCGAGTCGATCCATAGCTAAAGAGAAGTTCCTTTCATAGGCTGCCGTTGGTCGTGCATTTTCTAAAATCTGCTTGGCCTTGTTTAGTTTCTTATAGAATCTCTCAACTGAGGGTGAGTCGAACTTGTCGCCTTCTTTTAACCCTTTGCAGTAGAAGAGGTATTTTATCAATCTACCAGATGGAGAGTAGACCATTAGGTTTTACCGTCCCTGTGTTTACTGTATTCTTTGACGACCGCCATCTTTGTTTCCTCAAGTTTTTTGAGTGTGTCCTCTTTCTTGCTCCATATGATGAGGGTGGCCTGTTTGAACATCTCCTCGCTCACTGTGGTCACTAGGAATCTGTCGTCTCGCCGTTCTATCTTGGCCAGCCCCTCTATGAAGCCGTCCTCCCAGGTGTCCTCCGTCATCATCCGGGGCATCGTCTCAGCGACATACTCGGCGGCGGCCCTTATGTTTCGGAACACTAGGTCTCGGCGTTTGGTGCAGAGCCAATAGAGGCTACGGCCTATGTCGAGGCTCATTCTTTGTTCTCCTCCAGCTGGATTCTTATCACCTCAATCCGATACTCAACCATCTTATGGACTTCCTCCAGTTTATTGTACAGCTTGCTAAGCTCCTCCTCCGCGGCCCTGCAGGCTTCCCTAGCTTCGTCACGCTGCTTTGTGTACGTGTCCTCGTCATAGTGTTTGTTGACGGCGTCTTTGATGATCTTCCTGAAGGCGTTGGGCTGGATTGCTGCCATGGCGTCGAGTTCGACTCTGAAGACGCCGTCCTCCCACTTGTCCCAGCGTGGGTCGCGTTGCATCTTGGCTATCTCGGCGGCGTCCTCGGGTTTCCAGGGGAGATTGTACTTCATGATCTGCGCTTTGGTGAGCAGTATCTTCTCTGCGATGCAGGTCACCCCGAACTTGATGTGTAGCCGCTCCTGGACATCACGGGCTATGTCTTCTCCGCTGGGGTCGTAGTCGGTTATGATCAGGAGCTGGACTTCTCCGCAGCGTGGGTCTTCTCCGCCTTTCAGCTGGCTTAGTGAACGGATCCGGTCAGCTAACTGTTTCACGAAGGTGGTGCTTGAGTAGCCTCTAAGGGGGAATATCTCGACATCCTGCGTTTTCGTGACGCTCTGGACGGCGCTGAGTATGGCGTCCTTCTCTATGGCTATTATCACTCGTTTCGGTTGAGCTGACCACTTCGCTAGTCCGAAGTTGACGTGGGGGTCCGCTATCGCATCGAAGGCGCTCTCAAGATCGTAGAGCTTGTCTCGGGTTTCTGTGCTGGCGTTGTATTTGGCGTCCTCTAATGTGACGTCGCTTCTCGCTCCCGTGCTTGATCGGATGTTGTCGACCATCAGGTTCCAGGGGAAGGTGCCTTCGATTCGGGCGTCGGATAGTGCCCGGCTCAGGCCCTTGTAGGCGCTCTTGGTGTTGGGGATGACCCCGATGCTTACGAGGCGGTAGTAGATGGCTCTCAGCGTCGGGGACTTGTTGTCATATTCTTGGCGGTAGGCTTCTGCCTCCTTGATCGCCTGGGGAACGATGGCAGCCCAGTTGAGGTTAACCACTTTACCACCTCACCAAGTACTCGTGGTCGATGTCTGGCTCCCGTGGCATTATGATGCTCGCGGGGGTCGTATCTATTTCTAGGGAGCAAGGGCTCCCGTGTTCACACCGTCGGAAGTGTGGACATCCTAGACATTTATCCATCATCTCAGCGTCGGTAAGGCTATACATGTTACCGAAGCATGGTGGATACTGTTGGGTCTTCATCTACACCATCCCCAGGGGTAAGAAAAAATGTGGACGGTTCGCCCGCAGATCCCGCAGTGCCCAGGGGTGGGCGAGCGGGGGTGCAGGGCGACCCGGCGGAAGTTGGCGCAATCGGGGGCGGTGCAGACGCTTTTCTGGTTGGTCATTTTCGTCACCACATGGGGGTACGGGTAACAATATTTATAACTTGTGGACATGTCCTCATTGGGGTTTGGGGGTGAAATGTCTTTATACTCCTATGGGATTAGGGTAACTGACTGAGGGGGGAATCGCCTTATGATTGGCGTTTCGTCACCACCCCCTCGTCAACTTTACCTTGTGGTGCTGTTGATCTTTCGGTTTATGGATAGCAATAGTTTTTTGAGACGTTCCGGGTCTCTGCGGACTCTGCCCTCAAAGATGGTGTAGTATTCGTCCAAGTATTCTAGGTGCTCCACGGTGCTTTCGTAGAAGGTTGTTAGACGGTTGTCTATGTTTGGTGTGGGTTCTCCGATCTTGGTGCTCCGTATTTTGAAGTTCTCAGCGTTCCTACCTATAGCCCTCAAGGTGGCTTTTTGTTTTTCTGTGACGCCCATATCAATCATGTCCCTGTATTACTTTAGAGGTATAAATGTTATGTGGGTGTTAGTTTTTGGGGGGGTTGGGGGGTACCCTATGTCCCAACGTTATTTCTATGGGTTTATAATATTGAGGCATTAGTGTGACAGGGTATTCTGTGGGCGTTTAGCCTTACCTATTTGGTCTTGAGATTAGTTACGCATCGGGTATGGCGGCCCTGGTTATCTTCGTGATCATGTCCTGAGGCTCATGGCGCGAGAACCGCACATAGATCACGGGGCACAACGGGTTATTGCATTGATACTTCCCGTTCAGGGTTTCCCTCTTTAGCCATGCACCACAGTCCGGGCACCTGTGTCGCCGCTTAGATCGATCCATCTTTAATGTCACCTCTACGTTTTACGGCGGTTAGCCACATGGTTTTATGTTTGCCTGAGTTTCTTTTCGCTTTTGAACGGTACTCTTTAACATGGATTATGGTCCATCCGCAGCTTTTGAGAAGCCCCTCATAGTTCCATCTAGGTATCTCGAAGTCGCCGAACTTGGTGCAGAGCCGAGAGGAGACGCGCGTGAACTCGCAGAGTCCGGCGATAAGCAGTCTCACTAGGGCTCGTCTGGTTCTACCGGGGGTGCCCCAGTAGGTGCCTTTATTCTCCTTTGGATCGTTGTGTCTGCTTAAGATTCTGGGTATCCACGGCGGATCGAAGAATACTACCTTGAATACATTATCCCTGAAGGGGAGATGCTGGTTATCCGCTAAGACGTGAGGAGGTCTGTTGAGGCGTGGCTCTATGTCGAGGAAGACGACCCGGTTGACTGGTTGATCCCAGTTTTTACCCCAGATGTGGCGGTTGCCGGCGGTCGCGTCCAGACTTACCATTTAGAGCTCACCTATCTGGGTTGAACTGCCAGGCGATGGCGGTTCGTCCTGTGATCCTGCATTCGCGGCGGCGGCTCTCTGTGAGCACCGGGTTATAGTGGAGAGGGTTGTGCTTGCCTTTGCCGCGTAGTTCGTAGACTCGGGGGGTGACCCTGTTGATGCTCCAGCCGAGTTCCTGGGCGAGCTCCATGTTGGTGAAATCAAGTACCGGGTTCTCTAGGAATATGTCGAGGACTTGTCCCTGTCTCTCTCTGAGATTAGGAAGCACCTCCCCGAAGAAGACCTCCAAGCTTGTCGACTGCATGGCTGTTCTGCTCATTTTTGTTTCTCCATCTCTCGTGGGGTCTTACCGTAACGGTTAGCCTGTTCTATGGTTGATACCTTGGGATGTTCGCCTGTTATTAGTTTGTAGAATCGGGGTGACATCCACCATTCTTTGAACTCGCCACTGATCTCAATTATTCCTTTATCCTTTTGATGTTTCTTGTTTGTAGTCATTTTTTGTCGTCCTCTGTCATAATAACCGAAACGGTGTTTCCTTGACGCTTGGACTGTTCAATAGCATATAGGTAGACCTCACAGTCAGGTGAACAGGGAACTATTACATAGTTTTTCCCGATGACCTCGGTTTTACAGCCACATGAAAAATGGGTTTGATTACCCACCTCCCTGAAAGTGATCTGCCCCATTATATTTCCTCCTTTTTGTTTCTCCTCTGGTTCGCCGCTAACGTGCGTATCTTATCGTTCAGACAGTAGCCGCAGTGCCAGCAGATTATGACTTGGTCAGGGATCTGTGTGCCGCATTTGGGGCAGGCTATCATCGGCATCCTATACCGCTCCTGCTCTTTTCTCGAACCGTCGTAACCTGCGGAACACGTATATCCATGTCGCCAGCACAACTAGGGACGCAGTCCATACAATTATGAAAGCTATTCTGAACTGGGAGTCGGTCATTTCTCGGTCTCCTTAATGTTCTGGATATATGTGGCGCAGGGAAGGCAGACTTGACCGATTCGTATCCACTGTGTTTTCCTGTTTTTTCCTCTTCCCACGGTCTGCTGAATATATACGGCCCTCATGTTTATGCCACAGCGGGGACACCGTTTAGGCGGAATTTTACTTGGCGTCAGTCTCAGCCTCCGATAACGTTTTCCTTACTTGTTCAACGGCCCAATTATGACCGTGAATCCACATACCTTTTAGAAGGGCAGAAAAAGCCAAACTTTCCTGAGAAAACTCGGAAGTTTTCAATCCCTCAGGCAGTGTTCCCCCAAGGTCTGTTATTGCTTTGAAGAGAGCACCATCCTCTTCCAATGTCATGTTTTGAAGGAGTTCAACTTCTTCTTCAGAAAGCCCTGCACCAAATCCCTTTATTCGCAAATCCATATATTTGTGGATCGCAATAAATTTTTCTTCGTTTGTCTTTATCATTTTCATCCCTGAGCCGCCTCGGGTTCCACATAGACTGGGCATTTGGTGTAGTCGCCGTTGTAGCAGGCCTCGGTGCAGGGCCTGAGATACGTGGTGCCGCCGCCATCTAAGCCCTGCTCTTTTAGCGTGTTGGTGCAACCCTTTATGTGTTCATAACCTATGTCTACGGCGTATGGACAGGTCATTTCAGCGTCTCCATTAGTTTGTTTAGGTTTGCGCCTTCCACTGGGGGGCCATCATACTTGCTGCATCTGCGGGGAAGCGTCCAGTCTGGGATGACGCTCTGCTTGGCGTAGCACCACCTGTCTGGGACATGGAATTGGCGGCACCAGGTGCAGACCGCGTTTTTCGGTTTAGGAGTGTATAGTACCATCTATCTCCACACCTTGATACCCTGCTCATGGAGGAACTGCGCCGCCAGGTCCGCGATGTCCGACCCCCTGAAAGGCATCTTAAGCTCCTTCACCTCTCGCATGATCTCGTGGTAGTGAATCTCCTGGAGCCCCTTGCTCATCCATTCCTCGAGTATCGTCTGCCCCACCTTCTCCGCCGTCCTATACTTCGGCGAGCACAGCCGCATATGCAGCAGCTGAGCCTCACGCACCTGCTCATTCGTAGCTTCCTGAAGGCCCCAGACCGTTGTGGGCTTCTTCCTGTTTCGCGCAGGTATTTGGGCACGGTGATAATCGGTGATAAGCCCAGTCATTCGCAGCTGCTCCAGCGCCTCGTAGACGGTTCGCCTCTTAGCGCTGAGCCTGAACCTGAGCGTCCACGCCGTCGCTGCGCCGTAAACAAGGAAGTACTTGGTGACGGGCCACCGTTTCTCTGAGATTAAAGTGCAAACATCTTGCACTATATCCCGGGTGAGCCCAGTGCCCTTCTCCGAATAAGTAGTGCAAGAATGTTGCATTTTATAAATTTCGTTCAGTATATGTTCTATATATATAGTGCAAGATTCTTGCACTGACCCTGAAAGGGGTGCTGCCTTTTTCTTTAGATTCATTTCGAGGTCGTAGAACTTGTTCTCGACGGCCTTCAGGGTTCTCCCGGGGAAGTGTTTTGTAAGCTCTTCGATGCTGTTCACGGTTAGGCCTATTGTCTCAATTTTCTGTATCTCGGCGGCGGTCCATCTGGGCGTTTTGTTGATGCCGATCTGTTTTGCCTTGGTCTTTATTGCGTCATAGGTTCGATCCGGGAAGAGGGCGATTAACTGTTCTTTACTGCATTCTAGGTAACTGTTGATCAATCTCTGCTTCTCCCTGTCAGACCAGACCAGGTCATTGAATTGGTTGTACCGGGGCTGTTCATATCGTTCTGATAGGAGCGGCTCCTTGAATGGGGTTACCGGGTCAATATTAACCTGGGGTCTCAGCTTCTTCTCGACCATTTCTTTATACTCTCCTTCTCAAAGACCTTGATACCGTGGTCTGTCATGGCTTTTAGGAGATATTTGTAAGTTCTCTTGTTGGGCTGGGGGATGTCGATCTTATGCCGGTTAGCATAATTGTCGATCCCGATCTCGACGAGTTCGGGGTTTATGTTGAGCACCATGTCTCTCATGTGGTAATAGTTGAAGTGGAATAGCGGTTCAAGGCTTAGCCGGAGTCTGAAGCCCTGGGCGCCGAAGCGGAGCATAGCCTGGTAGCGGCTGTATATGGTGGGGGCGTTGCTTACTGTTTTGACGATTTCCTCGTTATCTGTCTGGATCGTGGTGCCGATTATGACCTTGTCCTGTATCCCGTCTAGTTGGGGCATGAATTGCTGGGCACGCCAAACGTTCTGTGATTGAAGGTAGAAGATGAGGCCGTCGGGTTGGTGACCGATCCAGCGTATCAGTGAGAGGATCCATTCGTCGGGTATGCAGGCGGCGAAGGTGTCGTGGGCGCTGTTCAGGAAGCAGACGCCCGTCTTCCCCCGGATGATCTGATGCTCATCTGTCTGCACCAGCTTAGGCGCGTGGCTTATAGGTCCGCCGCGCATAAACTTAGTCCAGCAATAGACACAATCGTGATCGCAGCCCTGGTAGAAAGTGGCGGTCCAATCAACCGACTTGAACATTCTACCCTTCGATGTCCTCAACTGCACTTTTACTTACCTCTCTCTCTATGCGTCGCCACCTGATGGCTATGTCGTTACCGTTACTTTGGCGTTGGACAGTGCCTTCTATGCGTCCCTCGAGAGCAAGCCCCGTGAGTTGGGTTCTGTACCATTTATGTGAGTGACTCTCCTTGGTTCTTTTGGATACATAGTTTATCATCCTGAATATCTCGATGTATCCGGGGCGTTCATTGATGTAGTCGAGGATGGCTTGGGATATGGGGCCGAGTTCAGCCACGGTCCTCAGCCTCCTTCTTTCTCGGCGTGAAAGTGTCCTTCGTCCCTCTCAATCCGCACCCGGGGCAGCGGAAGTCGCCCCACGCCTTCTCAGGGACCGGGTCGTAGAACTCGGCCCGTATTCCCTCTTGGCCAAAGTCTGGGCACTTCATGTCAGCCCTCAGCCTCCGCCCAAACGGGTGTTTTTATGTATTTTTCAGCACCAATATAGATGGAATGATCTGGGTTAGGTAGGTGTCGCTTATTTTTGTAAGTGTCACACTCTTCTCTGGTGTGCTGTGCCTCTTTTCCGATTATAGCCTTACCGCAAACACGGCAGATATATCCGCCTTCTAGGTAACTAAATGCCCCCATATAGCTAAATGGGTCGCCTCTGGCTGCAATTACATATCCTAGAACGCCTGATCCCCCAACAAAACCAGATATTAATAACCCGACGAGACAATTATTCATCTACTCCTCAGCCTCCTCAGTTTCTAAATCTTTAAGGAGACTTAGTAAGACGGCCTTGATGTCCTCATTCGTTTCCAGTTCGGATTCACAATATAAGCCCCATTTTAGAGTTTGCTGATCTTCAGTGAGAGTTTTGTCTTCCTTCCACTTCATCAGCTCTCAGCCTCCCTCCGGATGAAGGGCAAGGCAGGAGGCCCCCCCGTGGCGATTGTTTCCACTATGTGCTCCCTGACCGTCGGCTCCCGGCCGTCGGGCAGCATCATAACCATATGGTCGCTGAACTCCTCGACGGCGCCGCTGATGCCCATGATCACGGCGTAGAGTCTGTGTTCCAAGTAGTCGTGGAAGAACCGCCAGCTCGTGGACTCCAGGTACTTGTTACCACTCTTCTGCTTCACATAGATCTTGGGGACCTCGAACCGGAAATGGAAGACCTTGACGTCGCCGCCGCTACGGTCCACCACCTCGAAGGCGAGTATGTCTCGACCGCCCTTGGTCGCCCAGGCCCGGGTGTCGATGCCTGCCTCGACGAGCAGGCCCTCGATCATGCCTCTGAGCCTGAGTTGACCGAGCTTGCTTCCACGGCCGGGGAGCCTCCTCAGCTGCTGCTTGGTAAGTATGATCCTGTGATCCTGGCTCATAGCTTCTCCTCCTTTTCCTTACGGTACATAGCGTCCAGCCGTTTCAGGCCGTGGGAGTGGTAAGAGGCTTTATGGTACTGGCATAGCGGGATCACGAGAATGTCGCCTTTATCTCTGAGGTTTGGTGGGTAGTAGGCGGTTGGGTATGCGGGGCGGCCGCAGAGTAGGCATAGCTTCTCACCGTAACGCCAGGGTCCAGCATACTTTTCGTGTATTTTGAAGCCTATCTGGCTCGAGGCGACTATATCCTCCTTTGTCTCTGGGGCTGTGTTTTTATTCATTTTTGGTGTACTCTTCTATCTTGTATGCTTTCTTGCAATGTCCACACCGGTACTTCATGTAGTTCTCCTCCCAGCCCCGCAGATGTTGGTTGGTAGTCTCGCCGCAGTCGGGGCACTTAGGAGTTATTTTCTGCTCCTCCGTGTAGGGATTCAAGTTGCCACATTTCTGGCAGACATATTTACCGTCCCGGAGAAAGTGGCGCACCATCATATCGCATTCCGGGCAATATAGGTACTCAGTTTCCTTAGCGGTCATCAGCCTATCACGTCTTTTTTGTTGAGCCGCCAAACGTTATTGCGTCTGACGAAGCTGACTGCAAGCAGAACGCCGTCTACATCCGGCATGACCTCCGCCGGAATTGCCTTCACGGGTTTCACGGTGATCTTCACGTTGTCCGACTTCACCTCCCAATCAGCCACATTGAATCCGGCATGCTTCATCCAGTTCTCAGTCATCTCCTTGGCTTGGCCCCATGAATCCTCGGCCCGGTTCAACTCATCAGTGAGCAACCAGTCCGGTATCCTGAGCTCAGCGGGCTTCACGAAGTCCACGATTTTGACGTCTGTGTCTACCTTTTTTCTTGGCGTGGTTTCAATGTCGGTGTCGTCAGCATAGACTAGCCCCATCTCCTCAGCACTCACCTCGGCGCTTCCCACATAGTTGCTCACGGCCCTGTTCCAAGCCCGAGTCTTCGCGGTCCCCAAGCAGCGATGATACCATTTCGGTGACAGGTTGTTTGTCATGGCGAGCTCGGAGATTGTGCAGGCTCCCTCACCCCATGCATATCGGCCTGAGTCGATGTTGATCACCCGTACCTTGGCTTCGAACCCGAAGATGTCGGTGGTGAAGATCTCAGTTTTTTCTCGTCTTCTCACGAAGTGCTTGAAAGTGTATTCGACTGGTTCTTCCTCGAGAATCTTTGTGATCTCCGGCTTATCATCGCTTAGGAAGAAACCCTGGTGTAGTTTTGCAAAGCCGGACCGGCACGTGTATTGCCGGTTCCCATCGATAACGTAGTCTTTCCCCTCGACCATCAAGGTTTTCTTTACTTGGGCCACGTAGTTCGTAAGCTTGGTGAGTTCCTCGATAGGCATCATCGGGATAGCGAGCGCCAGCTTGTCAGTGTTTGCTAGGGACTTGTCCTCATCAACCATTGTTGTTAGCCTCCCTCTTGCTCCTTTTAACAGCCTTCCTCAAGGCATTGCGAGCATCCAGCCGAAGCCACCACTCCTCCGAATAGGGTTTAGGGTTGCTCATCAGCCTTCCTCCTGGTATTCGTCGAGCTTCTTCGGAATGGCTGGCTTGAACTCAACGATGACGTCGTCCCCGGGCTCCGCGGTTCTGTAGAAGTCCTGGGCGCCCTCCTCGATGACCAGCCTTATCCTCCTGTAGAGGGGCTCACCCTTCTTACCCACGGTGTGGACGAGGGTGGTCTTGTATGTGATTCCCAGCTCTACGTCGTCGTAGAGCCGGGTCTTCCCCTTAGTCTTCAGCAGTTCCTTCATACTTGCTTGGCCTCCTCTGGCGTCTGTTCGGATTTATAATAGCCTGAGATATTGTTGTAGCTAATCTCAACCTCAAACCCACGGCAAGCAGCTATTTCCTTCAGATGTTGTTCGAGGTAAGGATGAGTGCCAGTGAGTTGTACCTGAATTGCTGAATGTTGAGGTGTTTTTCCCATATTCCAACCTCCAGATAGATGAGACTCTAAAACGGGACGAAGGCACTGGAACTCATAGCAATCTACAGGCATCTTAAATCTATCAATTCCGAGAAGCTTACGAAGTCGTTTCACTACCACTACTCCTCAGCCTCCTCGGCGGCTTCCCATGCATCCCTGACGATGCTGAAGATGGCTTCCTTAAGCGGGTGGGTTATGTGTATGCCTTTCTCGGTCTGTATGATGCGCTCCATCTCCTCGATCAGTGTCTCAAGCGCCAAAGAGTGGGGGTCATCCTTGTCTTCATTTTTTCCATATTCCTTCTTCAGCTTCTTGATGAACCTCTGATAGACTGTTTCTCTGAAGTTTTGCTCGGTATCGTCTGTCGGGCTGTAGACCCGGTGGTGCCCGCCTTTGCCTGTCTTCTCTATGTAGGTTAGGAGCCCCTCGTCGGCCATGTAGTTGAGGAAGTTGATCACCGATGCCCGGCTCACGGCAACATCGCCGCCCACATCCTGTAGGTGCTGGTGAGCCTCTCTGCTGATCATGGGTTTCTTGGCGGTCCATAAGTGGCGCATGATCTCAGCCTGCCAGGGCTTGAGCACGCACAGCAGACCGTTCTGGGCTAAGTCGAATTTAAGAGTGCTCATGACTCCTCAGCCTCCTTCCTGCTTGCCTCGAGGCCTGCCCAGCACACGGGTCCTATCCCACGATCCACGCTCTCCGCGACCCTAAGCAGACGACCGCAGACACGGCACCGGGAGGACCCCGACGGATCATCGATAACAGTTCTACGGCTCCTCTCCTTAGCCTCCTCATGAAGACACTTCAAGCAGATGTTCTGGTGGCCGTGGGCGCTGGTCTTGTTCTTCGCGAAGGTGCCGAGGTCATCCTCGGTAAGCGCCTCGAGGCCGCACACCCGGCAGACTCTTAGCGGCTTAATATCTTGGCTCATTTTCCTTTTATCTCCTCCCCGCTTCCTGCGGGGCTGTCCGGATACATTGTCCCGAGCATCTTACGGAGTAAGTCAGGCATACTGAGACCCTCAGCCTTAGCTATGCCCTGAATCCGATCATACAGTGCGTCGGGCACGGTGACTTGTTTAAAGCCTGGTTTTGGCGTTTTCATCACCGATAAATTGGTACGGGTAACAATTATTTAAAACCACCTATTCATAAAATATGGTGGGTAATTACGCCCTTTATTATTTATTGTCTGTTGGGGCGTGACAAAAAGCCCCCTGACGCGTAGGTGAATAAAACTTTAGGATGGGGTAAGACTCATCCATGCGGCGTCCCCGCTGTCCCCGCCTTCCAGCATGGCCTCTGTGAGGATCAAGTCGTCGAACTCTATATATCCGGCGCTGCCATAATTCACGATGCCGTGGGCGCAGTCATCCGTTATGACCCCTTTCGTGTATTCGCTTGTTCTACCTACCTTGTGCAACGTGTCGCCGATGTTGGCCTCATGGATGTCCACATCGACGGGGATCCACCCCGTCTCCACTATGTTTCTTGCCTTGCAGAAGAAGCTCGCCAGATCAGAGCCAGCGAAGCCCAAACCAACGAACCCTGAGAAGTCCTCGACGCCATGAATCGCAAGTTTATAATCCACTGTGGGCTCCGCCACGGCGAAGTCTATCTTATTCTCACCCTCTACGAAGGTTGTGAATCTGCTCTGTCTACCTGCCAGTCGCGAGGTCGTGTTCAAGCCTGCCACCACACTACGTGCGAGGGGGCAGTCACTAATGCCACCGTAAAGTTGCTTGTGCCACAGATACTCGGCGACCTGATCAGCGGGGAGATGTCCATCATCATGACGACCAGGCTGAACTATTCTCTTCTCAAGGCTACCCGGGTTCGCTGGGTTCGATGCGAACACATGAGAATTACTTCCAAGAGCGACAGTATCCTTCTCAAAGTACCATCCAAGGGTGCCGGCGGTGATCGCCCAGTTCCCTATGCTTATCCCCGCCTCTAGGGGGCGCACCCTCTCCGTGTAGGCCTTCGGGGACGCCATCAAGGGCGGTATAACCATCTCCCCGATGACAACCACGTCAGTCGCGACACCCTCAATTTCAGACGGTATCACATCGACAAGGGACAAGGCTGAAAGGGGCAGCTTCTCCACGACGTAGACTCTGAACACCTCCTCCTTAACGACGCGACCATCCCTGAAGCGGCTTCTCAGCTTCTTAGAGTAACCCTGAACGTTCCTCCTCCACTTTACCTTTTTCCACAGGTTTTCAAGTTTCAAAGCCTTCATTCCTCCCGATTCATATGGAGGGGTGTTGGACAATATATATAAAACAAGCCCACCGCGTAGATGACGGTGACGATGAATAACAAAAAGGTTATAGTGGTCGCTCTCATAGCGACGCTTCTCGGCGGAGTCATGGGCGGAGTCTTTGCGCAGCATCAAAGGGCTGTGAAGATCAACGAACTTAAGGGAGAACTTGAAGAAACGGCTGATACATGTAGGCAGTACGGTGAGAGAATAGCAGAACTTGAGAATGCCATAGACGTCATAGTGATGGAGAGGACGATGTACATCGAGTTGTCGTTCGCGGAGATCCAGAGGCTTAGAGTGGAACTCGAAGCCACGAAGCAGCTCCTCGCCGATTTAAACCAGACATCCTACCCTTGTTTTTATAACGTTACGAAATAGCGTATAGTAGGTGATAATATGACAATCCTCATCATACCAACAGAGCACTGTCAATTCCGGTGTACCTATTGCTTCGAACCAGACTCGTTGAGGCACAAAGAAGAATATCTTGAACCAGATATTACCGCTGTTCAGCGATCTTTAGACAAACTATGGGGAGATTCCTATCAGGGCAGTGATATTGGCATACATGGCGGTGAATGTACGACGTTACGCCCACGGGAGTTAGAGCCCTACCTGAAAATGATTTTCGACAAAATCGGGCACACAGGTATTACTACGAATGGCTATAACATTGATGATGGTTACATTCAATTATTTAAGAAATACAAAACATATGTTGGGATAAGTTGTGACGGCCCTGAAGCATTGAATACTTTACGTGGTCCGAATCCACAAGATGCAAATGGAACCAAAGGATATAATCGTAAGTTGAAAAAGATTCTTCGAAAGTTACGGAAGGCTAGAATCGATGTCAGCATGATGTGTATCCTACATACTGAGAATGCTGGGAATGAAGATAAACTAGATCAACTGAAAGAATGGGTGGTATGGCTCTCCGATATGGGCATCACCGGCGGACGATTTAACCCACTATATGCTATGCCCTGGCAGTCGAAGTATCAACTAGATAACGATCAACTGTTAACTGCTTGGAAGGAATTAACCAACTTAACTTTTGACTACAGCCTTCGATGGAACCCAATCAGAGAGATGGAAGACAGCCTACTAGGATTCTCGGTCTCACCATGCACATTCGGTCAATGTGACAATTTCCAGACCAGTACTATCAGCATTCTGCCTGACGGTACAATTAGCAATTGTGATCGTACATTTGAATATGGATTACATTTGCGAAGTGAAACTGATTTATGTAGCGGTAGGTACCAGGCGCTGATAACAGATCAATGTAAAGACTGTAAGTATTGGAACTTGTGCAATGGTGGATGCCCAAGTGAAGGTGTCGATGGAGACTGGCGGAACAAGAGCAGATTCTGCGAAGCATACTACGGCTTATATGAGTACGTTGGACAAAAAATAAAGGGATTGTTTCCAAACGTTATGCTAGTTACCGAGAGCACTGAGCGAGAGCCATTCAAGTTGATGTCCTACCGTTACTCATCGAAGCCGTCGGTTTATGGAGCTGCGCCATTAGTTGAAAATTGTCCACCGACCCCATCAACTCAACAGGTAGGGTATCGTCCCCATGGAGACCACTATGATGAGACGCAACGGATACTACAACCTGAGCAGCGCATTAATCGCCCGCACGGAGATCACTATGACGAGGCGTTACGAAGATGAGTAAACCCGACCTGTTCCCATTTACAGTGTTATCATGGAACAGTGCTAAGATAAAGAGGAAATGGGAGCCTATACAAAGAGAAATTCAAAATGCCGTAGCGTTTGCTGAATATGAAGGAGTAAAAAGAGGCCACCGACGCTGTGACGTGTACCAACTTGATCCACACAGCTTCGATCACCAGATTGAGAAGGTTTTCATGGATGGATTATCCTACCTACCGATACTGCGATCACAACTATACCCTGGTTTTGGGCATCGGCACTATCTCGTAGAGGAATTGAAACAAGATACGTTTGTTTACGGGGTTGTTGGAAAGACATTGGAGGATGCTAAACTATTCAAAAAAGCCAGTGTTGGTGATGTAGATCACAACCAGATAGGAGAACTGCTAGGCTATCCAAAATGCTGTCGTGACTGGTTTTTAGAGGTTTGGTTGAAAGAAGGAAGCTGTGACCCGATGTATGAAACAGCATTGAATACGTCGAACCATGAAGTTAATGACGATGGATCTGTCACCGTCGGTGGTAATCCAAAATACAACAGGTTGATAAGGTACTTCGGGCTTCAGGCGATTCCATACTTCACCTGCAGTTATGAGTGTAAAGAATCTGAGAAGTTCATTGACTGGTTTTATGGTTTGATGTACGAGAAGGCTCCAGATGCCTGCGAGATGTTACTGGAGGCGTTGAATATGCCGATGAAATGGTCACTGAACAATCTGATCATATACATAGAGCACCCACTATTCCG